ATGTTCGAATACCGAAACCCTGACGCGATTATGACCGTCGTGCATCCTGACCCGTCTGTGAAGAACAAGCAGGGGCATACGCTTGACGATGACTATCGCCATTTCTGCGACGTAACAGGTTGCCCGAAAGACGAACCATGGGCAAAGCTGGCTCTGGCGTGGGCATGGAAGTCTGGTGAGACCAAGGATGGGCGGGAGTTGTGGGAGGCTGGCGGGAAAGATGACGCGCCGCGCGATGCAGGGAAGGAGGGAGTGTGAACGAACAATGGAACGCATTGCCGTCCGAAATGCTAGGCAGCGCTGTTGACACGTCGAGGACAGGAGAGCAACGCATTGACGTGTGGGGCGAAATTCAGGAGCTAGCCAAGGTCGATCCCGCATGCCGTCAAGCGGTTGATGCGGTGCGCTATGGGCGGATGACCGTGCAAGACGCCGCTCTCGCGCTGGCCCTGTGCCAGACGAAGCGCGCCATGGCGCTGCACGATCAGGCCGTCGAATTTCTAAAGCTGGCGCCTATGCCGCCTATTGTGATGCCAACTGGTAACGTACCGTCCCGGATGAAAACTGAAGGTTGATGTGCGCTTAGGCGCGGGAGGAAGGGATGAGGGATGTTTTTGAACCAAGGCACGAACCGGCGCGCAGTATTTATCGCGCGTTCCAGCAGGAAGCGGGCAGGCGCAAGGAGCGCAGCGTCGATGAATGGATAAAATGCGAGCGTGAAGCGGTGTTCCGAGAAGCCGCTCAACAGGCCGTTTTTCTTGGTTTGCGCGCTCCTACTATGGACGATGTAGCGCGCGCTGAACGATATGCAATGGGATCGGCCGACTACGGTGCAAAATGGGCATACTGCATTGTTGATGTGATGAGAAACAGTGCGCCGCAAGCGGGCTAGGGAGGGGTGTTCCAGCACGCTTCAAAGAGCGCTGGAAGAGGTAAGGGGGAGTGGCCGGTGCTGATCTCCGGCTTGCGGGCAATAGGCGTTCATCCCGACGCCTCGTTTTACACCCCTGCTCCGCCTGGGCGTCACAGGTTCTGCCGCGGATTTCTGACAAACAGGGCTCTCGCTCCGCTGATTAGCGCAGTCAGCACCTGCGCATTCACTCCACATACAGCATACCGCCAATGAGGCGGGTTTACAACTCAGGCGGCAGCGGGGCCGTTGCCCCAATGCGACCAGCCGAAGGCGCGAACGCCGATATACATCGCTTGGCGGGTTAGCCACGAGACACCGGTAACAGCCGACGCCTCACGCAGAATCGCGTCAGCCGTCTTCCGGTCCACGATATGCGTTGAGTACGCGTAGTCATGAATGACGCTTGCCATGTTGGCAACGCCGCCCGCAAACTCGTAGACAAACGGGATTCTAGGCGTGCTGGCAAGGTCAGTGACGAAGCCGGCCGGAACCGTGATGGTGATCTTCGCGACGTCGGACTGATAGACGAGCGGCTCGTTTAAGCGCCACGTCGCTGGCTCGTCCTTTATCAGATCCGCATCCAACGTGTCATAGGGCTTGACGAACGCGCTCATACACCGCTCGCCGCCGATGCTGGATCAGCAGTGGCCGGCAACGATGCAAGGACGCTCGACAGCACAATCTGCGCAACGGTCAGGTCAATGCCGATCTTCGTCTTGTCCTGATCGGAAAGTGGCGATGCATTCACGACAGCCATAACGGCCGGCAGAGCATTCGCGCCAAGCGACTTCAGATCGACAACGCTTACGCTCGAACCTGCCGAGCAGACCGCAGCGACAACCGGCGCGGCTTCAGCCAGCCTTGCCTTTGCATCGTCGCTTAGGCCAACAACAGCTTGCAGCGACGTGATAGCGGTTTGAGTCGGGGGGCATACCTGAGCGGCGATTTGAGCCGGCGTCTTAACGGTGCCGGTCGATGCACAGCCGGAAACGAGCGCGACAAGGGCTGCCGCGAGCAGCATGGAAAGGCGTTTCATGGAGTGTCCTTCAGTAGAAAACGGAGAACTGCTGAAAACTGCGGGGATCAGGCTGCCGGGGTTGCTGCCTTGGCTGCTGCGCGGGTCTTGATGAAATCGATGCCGGCATGCACGCCAGCGACCAGGACGCCAGCGACAAGCGATGAAACGCTGGGCGGGACCGGGACATGGAACGCGAGCCCAAGAGCCCACTCGACTGCGGGCATGAGGGTAGCGGTGCTGATAGCGATACCGCCGGTAACTACGGCTGAAGTTTGATTCATGTTCATTCCTTATCAGATAGCGGGCGGCTCTTAAGCTTGCCGAGCCAGGTGGCAGCATCGAGCAACACGTCAACATTGAAACTACGGAAATTTCCGAGGTGGCCGAACCAAAGGTGGCAGTTCACGCCGCTCTTTTTCGATTCGCAGAGCGTCACCAGATTGGCAGGATCTAGCTCGAGATCGGGATGCAGATGGAAAGGACGCCGATGATGCACTTCGAGGTTTTCGGTGCCGCCACAGACTGCGCATGTCGGGTGCAGCGCTAGATGCTGCTTTCGTACTGTGGGCCAATGCGACGAGCGTTTGGCAGTCACCGGATGCTTTCCTTTTGCAGCATCGACCAGGTGTTTGATGATTGGCATAGACATAAAAAAGCCGCCCGAAGGCGGCTGCATGGAAGTGCTGAGGCTTAAAGAACCGGCCGCATCTGGAAGTTGCCGACCTTGATATCGCCGCTGGCGGTCCCGCTGCTGGCGTCAAACACCATGCGGATATAGCTGCTGATCGACGTAACGCCCGCTTGCAGGGTGAATGGCGGCGTCCGGAGCATTCCCGACACAGCAATCGAGGGCATCTGGAAACCGGTCTGCCGCACCATATCGACGGCCTGCCGCGGTGACGCCGGGCCGATCTCTGCCATTTGCAGCTCCAGACCGATCAGGTTGACCGGCGCGGATGCAAATTCGACCTGGCAGGACAGTTCGACCGTGGTCCCAGCAGCGATGTACGAAGATGGGTTCGTGGTCGGCTGCAGGATGTATGTTTCTGTGCTTGATCCTGTGCCGGTAATGCTGACGGTCACGCGCTGGCGCTCGCCGGAAGTAGGCCCATCGGTTCGCGGGTTTTCCTTCGCGCCAGAGAACGTGAGCGACGTTGAGGTTCCTGCGCCGCGGTACAACTTGAATCCGGTTGCGACTTGCCCAGTAGGCGTGACACCCGTATTCGCCACCAATAAGCCAGCGGTTCCCAGCAAGGCCGGGTTGGCGTTCAGGGCGCCGCGCGGATTGAGCGTCGCATCGTACAGATCAGCCGGGCTGCACGACCAACGGACAGGCGGATATAGCTGGTTGATCACATCCGCGAGTGCCTTGCCGAGCCAGTATGCGCCGATCATGCTCGGGTGAGTACCGTCATAGAGGCGACCCGAGAGCGCACTTCCTGCGGCTCCAGCATAGTCCTCCATGTAGTCCTGCGGATCTACGAGGATTGCCCGGACGGCCTGCGGAACGGAGTGCTGAGATTGCGCAAAACGGCGGATGTAATCGTTGAACTGGTTCTTGACGCCCAGTGCCAACGAACTGATACCGACGCGCGGATATTCCAGAACGACGATAGGCTGCACCCCGCCACGTTGCAAAGGCAGGATGATGTTGTTCGTCCACTGGCTGATCATCGTAGCAATCGGCGTGATAGCCAGATCGTTAGTGCCGATCAGCACAATGCAACGGCTTACGCCAGATGCGATAACGTTCGGCACGCGGGCCGACGCCATGGCAATCGTGTCGCCTGATACGCCGAAGTTGAGCGTGTCATCGAAATAGACGCGTTGACCCGAGAGGAACCGGGTCCATGTGAAATAGCCATTCGAGGCAAACTGTGTGATGGACGATGTGTTGTCCGACACCATGTCGGTGCGGCTATCGCCAAGCAGCGCAATCGCGTTTTCATGCGTGCGCGCAATTATGGTCGGATTGCTGAGCATGCTTTACCACTCCGACGCACTGAAGGTTTGGGCCGTGGTGGCTCCGAAGATGCTGATAGCCGTTTGCGACGACCCACCAACCGGAGTCTCGTAGTAACCACCGGACGCAAGTTTGAAAGAGCCAGCGCCAGCCGCGCTTGCGGTGCCGCCCGTATCGTTGAACCAGAGATCGCCGTTGGAGGTGTTTTGCAGCCGCCAACCCTTGCGGGAAGCATTAGCTGCGGCGAGTTGCTGGGCTGTTCCGCCAGTCGCAATGGTGCCGCTACGGTCAGTCAGCGTGGCGGGCGATGGCGTGGTCTGAACCGGAAAGAGTGTCGTCATTACGCGTCCTGAACCATTGCGACCCAGTACCGATGGCCGCCATTGAAGAAGTAGATCGAGGGATTGCCGCTTTTCGTTTCATCGGCGACTACCAGGTACAAGCCCAGCGGATTTGCCGGGAGGGCGGCGAAAGTGGCTACCACGCCGCCTAACGCGATCGGGAAACCGCCTGGCGTCGTCGCGTCGTGTAAGTGGAGGACATGGTCATCCGTGCTAACCGTGACCTCGCCAACTGCGCCGACGAATGAAGCCGTCTGCGCAGCCGTCCCGCGCCTGAGTTGAAGTTGATTGCTCATGTGTCCGTCAGGAAAGTGAACCCATGTCGAACGTCTGCGCGACAGTGGTCGTGATTGAGCCGAGGTCGGTGATGCCGCTCGTGAAAAGATTGATTTGCGCGGCGGCGGCTTGGGCAGCAGCGGCACTAGCGGCCGAAGCCGAGACAGCCTGAGTAATCTGCTGATTGACAGCAGCGCTGAGCGTGCCGAGCTGCACAACCTGCGTCGACCCGCCATTCACGCTGATGGTTAGCGAACTCATGCGGTGGTCCTCGGGTCTAGCGAAACGATGCCCTCAAGCAGATAGCCGACATTCCCGCTCGGGTCCGTGTATTTCAGGTCGTAGAGCCCGAGCCTGAAGACAGGGTAATTCGTCAACGTTGGAAGGGAGGGCAGGCCGGTCGATGTGAGTGAAGAGGTATCAGCATCAGCGATAATGACGTCGATAGTTCCCGCAGTTCCGCCCAGAACAATCCTGCTACCCGTTGATGCCGCGCTCGACACGGTCAGCATCGGAGTGAGTCCGACACCGCGCGCAATCGACATGGCCATTGAATAGCCCGTCAGGTTCATCGGCGCGCCATTGTCGTCAAGCCAGGTTAGCGACAGCGAGAAATCGCCTCCCTGTTTGATCGTGAAGCTGAAAGAGCCAACGCCCGAGTTTGTCGTGATGGCCATGAGAATCCTGTGAACAGCCTACTGGCTGTATTTGGCGTTTAGCCGGTATGCGGATAAATGCGGAATAGCTGTGGGGCGGATATTTAGAGGCCCAGCGCTTTCTTGGCCGCGGCGTAGAGGGCTAGGCGCTCCGAGTAGCCGTTTGGCATCGCCTTCGAGTGCGGATTGCCCAGGTTCACGGCGCGGGATACGGCGAGAAAATCACCGGCTAGGGCGCTGAGCTTGTTGTTGTGCCAGAACCAGGCGGCAGAGAGCGCCGCATCGGCGGTTTGCTCGAGCAATTCCGGATGGTTGATGAGATCAAGGTCAAGCGCGAGCCCGCAGAGTGCATAGTTCGCTTTGCCAGTGATCTGGATGCATCCCCGGCCGCGGTACTTAAAACCGTCGCCCGGATCGGTATTGCCAAGCGCCTTGGCCTTGTCTGACGGAGGCTCATAGCGCTTCTGTTCTTCAGTCGGCCCCCACAACTCGCGCAGAAGCGTTAGGCGCGCCGATTCAACGCCGACCGTCGCAAGGAATGCTGCTACGTCGAGCGGCGCGGTGATCAAGTATTTGTCGCATGCAGCTTGAATCGGCTGCAGCCATTGGGCCGCGCGCAGCACGGTTGCGCCGCAGCCGGCGGCGATGATTGAGGCATTCAGTTGCATAGCGAGCGCCCAATAAAAAACCCGCCGAAGCGGGTTGTTACTTGTCAGCTTTTTTGTCCAGCTTTTCCTCAATCCGATCTAGCTTCGCAAAAACTGCATCGATTGATCGATTGAACGCATCGATCGCCTTCTCGACAGAGGAGTGCGTCGCGTAAGTCTCTGCACAGTGCAGCTTGAACGCCGCCAGGTCGTCAGATCGCTTCTGAAGCGCTTCGTCGTGTGCCTCTAACTTCCTGTCCAACTGTCCGATGGAGCGTTTCAACATCCATCCGAAGACGGAACAAATAGCGGTAGCGGCAGCGCCACCGATGCCAGCGGACATGAGATCCATTGAGGCCCCGATTCAGAAAAAGAAAAAGCCCGCGGGTGCGGGCTTGGTCGTGTGATTGGTTGGGCAAATTCTGCGCGGGAGCAGAAAAGAAAAAGCCGCCTCTGTGGGCGGCTTGTGTGGAAATTGGCTGTATCGTTACAGGGCTTCGAGCATCGTTAGCGTTTCTGGATGCTTTTCGACGAGCTTGATAAGCACGGCTGCTTGAGCGTTGGGTTTGGCTTTGCCTTGCTCCCAATTCTCATATGTTCGCTTGTTGATGCGCAAACGAGCCGCCATAACGGCTTGCGACGAATGCGTGGCTTCGCGCACGGCCTTGATCTCTTCTGGCGATACCTGGACGACTTCAGGGGATGCCGCGGTGAATTTATGCAGCGTTACTTTGCCCTCGCGCTCTGCAGCAAGGGCATCCATCCCTTCCTTCAACTCGGCAAACAGACTGCGGCGCTTCTTCATGATTCGCTCCTTACTTTGGCTTCTTTGTGCCTAACTCGCATTTCAGATGCCAGCAACCCGGCGAATGCCTTGCGCTCATCGTTGGTAAGGTCATCCATCTCATCCTTGTCATAGATGGTGAACAACCAGAACTGAGTCCCCTCGACCCAATAGTAGTAGATGACTCGCAATCCGCCTCGCTTTCCCTTGCCGCGCCGCTTGTCGCCAAAGCGCAACTTTCTCAAGCCGCCCGTACCTTTGATGACGTCGCCGGCATCAGGCTTTTCGAGCATCACATCCTGCAACGCCCGATACTCGTCATCCGATAGATAGTCGGAACGATGTTTCTGGAACGTTGGGAGTTCGACGAAGGTTGCTTGCATAGGAAAAACTATACGCTAGCTGCGTATGGTGTGCAAGTGCAATATTTGTTGTTGCGTCCCCACAAAAACGCTTGACGATTCAGACCTATTGGGTCTAATATCCATCCCAGAGCTAGCGCAATCGCGCAGGCCACCAACCCGAAAGGACGTATCCAATGAAGATCAGCGACAGCACGCGCCTCGACCGCGCACCCAGAAGACATGCCAATCCAATTCAGCGAACCATCGACAGAAGACCTGGCGGAGCTAAAGCGCCGTCGCAATGCGACCGGGAAGGAGATGGCCGAGCTGTTCTGGTTGGGCGGCGATCATCAATGGCGCAAGTACACCGGCGGCCAGGAGCCGCGGAAAATGAGTCCGCACATGGCGTTTCTCGGTGCAGCAAGGATGGCGCTGACTCAAGAAGAGTTCGAACGCGTGCTCCAAATGATGGAGACATTCGGCGCACACGTGAAGCAGGTTCCCGCTGGCGAGCAGGATTAGTCGCAGCCCTGAGCGTTTGCCTGGCTGCCTGTGGCGGGAGCGAGAAGACCGTCCCAATCCTGTACACTGCGCGCGATACCAAAAAGCTCAGACGATGAACGATCAGCCACCCCTTTACATCAAAATTGTCGTCCGGTCCGCGGGCGCAGTTTCAATCGCCTCAATAATTGCGATGCTGGCAGGAATGCGGTTCGCTGAAGGAACCTTGTTCCTGAACTTGGCTGGTCTTGCCATATGGGCGTCGAGCGAATGGGACTGGTGGAATCGAAAATGAAAAACCGAAACTTCGGGCTGGACGTGGTGCGCATGTTCGCCATTCTGCCGGTGCTCGCCGTGCACTACTCCGCGTTCGCGCTCAAGGATGCGCCGCAGCTAATCTACGTTACCGGCGATCTGGGCGTCGAGATCTTCTTCGCGCTGAGCGGGTTCCTGATCGGCGGCATTATCCTGCGGGACTTCGAGCGTGGCTTTTCGTGGCGCGTCAGCCTCAATTTCTATGTGCGCCGGTGGATGCGCACCCTGCCGCTCTACTACGTCTTTTTCGTGGCTTCGGCGTTCGTCACCATCTACGGTCTCACGCTGGATAAGGTCTGGTCTGCGAAGTGTCTCGCTTACCTGCTGTTCCTGCAAAACCTCGCGTGGCCAATGCTGGCTCAGTGGTATCACGAGAGCTGGTCACTGGCCATCGAAGAATGGTTCTATCTGATCTTCCCGGCCATGTTCGAGGTGCTCGTCGGGGTGCCGGCGCGGGCGCGCATTCTGGTTATCGCCTTGACGCTCATCGTCGTTCCGCTCGCGCTGCGCGTATGGTTCTACGATCCGACCACGGACTTTGATCTGTATGTGCGCCGCATTGTCGCGCTGCGGCTGGACGCGATAGCCTTCGGGATTCTGGCTATATGGGCCGTCAGGACGTTTCCGACCGGCATGCGCTACTGGAAGAACGTGATCGGCCTTGCGGGCGCGGCTGGCGTGTTCGTAACCATCGAGATACTGATGGGCAGGATTGACGTCGGGGTTTTCTTCCTGCGCACTTTCTCTTTCTCGCTCGCGTCTGCATCCTTCGCGGCTATTGTCGTGTGGGCGTATTTCCAGTCATGGAAACACCTTGAGGTCGGCGGGGAATCGAGGGTTATTGTCTGGTTCAGCAGCAGAAGTTATTCCCTGTATCTGTGCCATGGCAGCGTCGTACGGACCATGCTCAGGCATGGATGGTTCGCCGAACGCCCGGTCGTCTCGTTCTTGATTTTCGCGACCGCGACGTTGGTATTGGCAGAGGCAGCGCACCGGCTCATCGAGCAACCGTTCATGCACCGCCGTCCGCGAGAGCTACTCGTTAATGAATCCGCAGTGCCGCGAGGAACCCTGTCGCAGTAACTGCGCCTCCGCTGAAGATCGCATCACCCGTCAGATAAATGGTCTTCGCTGACGACAGAGTCAACAGGTACATTGGAGCATTGGCCGTCGCGGCGCCCGTCGCGGTAATTGACCCGTTGCTTTGGAAGTACGTACCCGCAGCCGGCAAGGTTGCCGATGTCTGGCTTACGCCGGCCAGCCAAATGTTCATCGTAGCGCCCGTTCCCACCGTGTAAGTCGCCGATCCCCATACCAGATAAACACCAGCCGTCAGGTTGATGCTCGTCAGGTTCTGCACAGTGCCGCTCGTTGTCATATTGACGCTCGAGAACGTCGCGCTCGGCACCTCCCCGATCGTGCCAGCAGACGCGGCCGTTCCGGTCGTGTTGCCTGCGATGCCTCCGGAGAGCGTGGCCAGCCCTGACGCGCCGAGGGTGGTGAAGTTTCCGGCAGCCGCCGTCGTCTGCCCGACAGCCGTATTGTTCAATCCCGTGCTCGTGATATTGGCAGCTGTGATGCCATTCACTTGGAAGTTGTACTGCCCTCCAGACGGTGTTCCAAACAGCATTCTTCCGGCGACATTCGATGTCACGAAGGCAGAATACGTGTTTGCCGCAGAAAACCACGTCGCGGCATAATTCAGAGGCATCGCCATCGCGTTCAGACCACCAGACGAATCGAGTGATCCATTCGCAAACACGATGCCATTCAGGAACGGCTGGTTGTTTGGAACGATGTCTATCGCAGTGGTACAACTCTGATCGGCAGGACCGACTCCGCCCGGGCCGCCAGAACCGCAATCGATACGATGCGCAATGGTCGCGTTGACAGCGTTGATCGTGTACGGATCTTCGGGTCCAGGAGCCCATCCGCTTTCGATTGTCTGCTCGAATTGAATATGCGGCCCATGTCCTGCGGTCGCCGGGTTCAGATTGCTTTGGAAGTATGCAACTTCGCTGCCGTTAGGGTTGCCGCTATCAGCGAAAAACAATGCCTGAAGCGGAAACGCGACGGCCCCACCGGTTGCGTCGGAAGTTCTAGAGGCCACCGTAATACCGTAGCCCCCACCGGGTGGCGAGACGATTTGAGCGGCACTCGTGAGCCGATAGTCTTGACCGGTCGAAATCTGATTCAGCCAAGATGCCGAATTACCTTGTGAAGCGCTGCCGACCTTCAAGGTTTCGGCGCCGATGTCGCTTGCGATCAGAGTTGAGGTCGGGCTATACCGCTGTTGCCCAAACTGCACCGCTACAGGCGTCGCATTCGTCGCATTCGCCGGGCAACTCATGGTCACCGTAGTGCCAGAAACCGCCGTGACATACACACCCATGAAGCCGGTCTCGTTGCCGCTGCACTGGTTCGGCGAGAAGCTGCCATACACCCCCATCCCGACTGTAACCCCTGTCGCGCTCGTAACCGTGATGTTTGCGGAGCCGTTCGTCGTCGTTGCGGTAGTGAGAACCGGCGCAACGATGGTCGGGTAGACCGACGTGCCGATGCTGGTCGGAGTGCCGAGACCAGTTGCCGCCGTTGACGAAAGCGTTGTAAAAGCTCCGGTCGAAGCAGTTGTCGCTCCCACAGACGTATTGTTGATCGTGCCACCGCTAATTGACGGACTGGAGATCGACGGAGACGTTGCTAGAACAGGGCTTCCGGAACCTGTAGCAGAGTTTGCAAGACCCGATGCAACGCCCGCTCCAAGACCGCTGACGCCAGTAGCGATAGGCAACCCGGTTGCATTGGTGAGTGTAGCGGCGGACGGAGTGCCGAGATTCGGCGTGGTGAGAGTCGGCGAGTTCGACAAGACCACCGAGCCGGTTCCGGTCGACGTAGTCGCTCCCGTACCGCCGTTAGCCGCAGTGAGCGGGGTTTGCAATGTGAGCGTGTTGAAGGTCGGCGACGGATACGTTTGGGCGAGCGCCGCCATCGGCACAAGAAGTGCCGCAATGAGGAGTTTTTTCATTGATTTTTACGAGATGGAGACGACGCCGCCGTTGTTCCAGACGACGCCTGGCGTGGCGGGTTCAGTGGTCGGGAGGCTTGTTGCCCAAGAGATGGGCGAGGATGTGGACAGAATCGAAGCCAACATTGAGAGGGGCATGGAGCAGACGGCCTGATTACCGTTCTGCTCCTGGATGACGGTCACCAGTTCATTGCCGGTGAGGGGTTGGGGAAGTCCGTGAATTTGCGTCATCAGGAGTACTCGTAGATTAGAACGATGCCGTCAAGGCCGGCATTACCCGGCGTCCCGGATTGCGCGCCCACCAAGGCTGCTCCCGCGCCACCAGTTCCTGGGCCGCCCGCGGACAATGGTGAAGCACCCCCAACACCTCCGACTGCCGCAAGACTTCCAGAGGCGGATGCGTTGGAGCCCCCCATGCTTGGGCTTCCAGCCAATCCCGGAGAGTTGAATAAATTTCCGCCTGTCGCGGCCGGAGCGGGCGCGACATTGCCAACGATCAGAATCGATGATGTGGTAGGGCCATAATGGCCATTACCTGCGGGACCACCGTTAGCAACAGCAAGGGCACCCAAAGAACTGTTGCCTCCAGCCGTAGCCACTCCGCCGCCAGACGCGCCCGGCGAACCGCCGGCCCCGACGACCCCCGTCTGGCCGCTACCGATCTGGGCTGCTGTGAATTTGCCAACAGCAAGTGCTCCCGAATATCCAGCGACACTCAGCGCGAATTGCGTGGAAGACGTTGCGGGCAATCCGTCGCTACCGCCTCCCGCGGCCTGCACGTATGCGATGACTGTGTTCATGCCGGGAGTCGGCGTGTAAGTGAACGTGCCCGGCGTGCTGAACTTTTGGATATTCAGAAGATGCCCTGTTTGCACATTCTGCATTTGTCCCGCAGTCGGTGCGCTATAGGCAAAATCTCCTGTCGACCATGACAGGGCGGCCGTTCCTTCCTGGCCTCGGAGTAGGCCGCTCAAGGTCGACCCTGACACACTGGTCGCGTAGATCACTTCGAAGTTCTGGCGCGTGGCCACATCATTCAATGTGATGACGAACACATATCCAGTGGGGATTGATGTGGGCAGGTTCGCGGAACTGGACAGCGTCAGCGAGGTTGAGGAAGGCGAAATATTCCCCGCCAACGTCGTGTCGACGTTGTTCGCAAAGACAAAAATAGTCATAGGCTTTTAGGCGATGCAGACTACGCCGCCGTTATTCCAGAGTTGCCCCGAGCCGACGCCGGGATTGGAAAGCGGAAGATTTCCGCCGCCCGATGCGAGTAGCTGGGCGGGGAAGGTGTATTGAAAGTACATCGGTGGAGCAGATGGGTCTGGCGTGTGACCGGGAACAACGCATATCACGCCGCCATTCCACCAGACCGCTCCCGCAGAGAGACCGAGCGGACTTTGCGGGTATGTCAACGCATAGGGAAGCGTCAAAACTCCGCCATCGCTTGCAAAGCTGTTGGCGATGAAACTGAGGGTGTATTGAAAGGGGAACTGAAGGACCGAGTTTGCATAGCACTCCCGGAGAGCTTCGAATGCTGCGCTGTCGTATTCGGTCACCGTGAAAACAGTGCCCGACACAGTGATAGACGGAGGCTGATTAAGCACCGGCCAGTCACTTCCGTTCGCACCGTTGACGAAACGGCTGATCCGGTTCTTGAGCCACTGCATGCTGAACTGCTGGCCATCGCCTCGGTACAGGTGCCACGTCATCACCCGCTTGTAGATGTCATCGGTAGCTATAGAAGCGGTCTGCGTCGACGAGTAAAACTGCCCGTTGTAGGGAATCGTGTCGTACGCGTTGGCGTTGTACCCGGCTCGGCGCGTCGTTGACGTTGTCGCGAGCACGGGTCGGCTAATGCCGTAGACTCCCTGTCCGATCCAGTCGAGTAGCGGGCCGTTTATGAATGGCGATGTGTAAAGACCGAGCGGCGACTGATTGAACCAGTCCAGATAGCCCTGCGCCAACGAATTGAAGGCGTCAACGAAAGCTTGCAGATCCTCATCGTCGCTGTACTCGGCATACAGGTAGCTCGGAATGTTCTGCTGCAGGGGCACAGTCGAAAAGCTTTCGATCTGCATGCTTTAGCCCTGTGTGATGGTGATCGCCGATGCTGAAGCGAAGAAATACGATTCTGGGTCGCTGGCGATGATGCTGGTCCCAGCCGATGGCGAAGCTGACACGCCGTTGATCGTCACAGCGAACTGCAACGTAGTCACGTTCTGAGGCGCAATAACCGATGAAACAGCATTCTGGAAAACCGCAGTCATCTCCAGTTCGTTGATCGGCTGTCCGACCGGGACTGAGTTGATGTACGACTGAAGAGCAGGTGCCGCGAGCTGCGCCACAGACATTCCAGCCGTAAAGCTCGGCAGCGTCGTATTCCATGTCACCGCGATCGCAACGACCTGCTGAGGCGGATTGACGAACTTGATGGAGTACGTGTTGGGATTCTGGAACAGCGAAACCGAGACATTCCGCGGATTGGGATTCAGAGTCGCGCCGCTTGTATAGGCACCGAACCCGCTTCCGTTCGTGGTCGTCGTGATAGTCGTCGCTGTCACGGACGCTACGGTGTAGGACCGGTTATACCCGCTCGGCGTAGCGCCAGTGACAGTTACGGTTTGGCCAACCTGAAAGCCATGATTGAGGTTCGTCGTGATGACGACCGGATTGGCGGCCGTCATACCCGTGATGGCGAGTTGCGAGCCTTGCAGAACCGCGATGTCAGGAACGCCCTGAAGAATTGCAGTGGCTACGGAATAGACGTCGCCGCCGCCACACACAATTTGCCATCCACCGGATAGTTGATTGATCGAAACGAGCCGAGCCTGAACGCCAGTGATTTTCTCGAGTAGAGTCTTCACATATGCCGGTGTTCCGGTAGAGGCAACGATTCCCGCCTGCAGCACCCGAGCCCGATAATCCTGCACGCTTTCCGCCGACGTTGCCGGAATGCCTGCCTCGGGATTGGTGACGGTGACGGCATAGGCGCTAGGAACCGACGTCACGAGTTGGTTGACGGTGTCGGCCGGAATGGCGAACGTTCCGCTTGTCGTGGCAACGGCGTACAGTTGCGGACTCGTGCCTCCCGTTTCGATGACGCCGCCATCCTGAAGCGCATACTGGTTGCTTCCGTCGCCAACGACGAAGCCTTTCGGAAGAACGTATCCAGCGGGACCGGAAAACTGAACGTAGACGCTGCCATTTGCGGCGGTGCCCTGCGGGACGCCAAATTGCTCACCCAACTGGGCGAGAATGAAGGCATTCGCTCCGTATGGCGTTACGCTATTGATGGCGTCTACCCGCGCCTGATCGATCGCAACCAGCGCTCCAGTATCGGTGCCTGCCACATCATCAATCAGTGCTCCCGGAAGGTTCGCGGTGTATCCTGGGACCTGATTTGCAACATAGGTAATCAGCGCCTCGTACAGCGTGGCGACAGGCGTGGTCTGAGGACCGGACGCGGTCATTACCACCGGAATAGACGTGGAGGAGGTGGTCATGTCGCGATGGTTGAATTGATGATGGCGCCGTTATGGCACGTAGCATTGACCTGGTAGACGGGAGGGAATGATCCCTGTACCCGGCTAATGGTGAGAGAGGCGAAATACTGTGAAAACTGCGTCTGAATCTGCATGACGTAGTAGTCCGGCAAGACCTGAGTCACGATTGTCTGGTACTGAGGAATGCCGTAGTTCGCGTAGATCGGCGACTCGCCCAGATTCAACTTGAGGCACTGGACAAGCGTGGTGAGATAAACATTGTCTGAATAACCGTTGGCATCCGTTTCAACGACGACCCAAGTTTTCGAACCGTCTTCGTTCGTGATGCGCCCGTAAGTCCTCATCGTTTATCCTGGAATTTCCGAAATGCCCGAGACGTATCAGCCCGGCTTCTTCACTCATGAAAATCTGCTACGGCTATCACACGATCATTTGCTGATCGTCGTTTTCCTGAAAAGCCGATCGGAGGCGTTTGCGCTGGCCGACGATGTAGCGAGGCACGCTCCGCTATTTGCTGAGCGCAACCTCGAATCACTGAAAGTCCACATTGCCGGCTTTGCGGCCACGTTTGACGGAGCTAATGCTGCGATGCGCCTGATTCACTACGTTCGCGGATGGCGAGGCACGCATTTTTATGCGCGAGGGCGCATGGTGATTGGAGACACAGAGCCCGCTTTCCAGATCGAAGCGGTCCTAAAATGCTTTGCTGATTCCTGTGCAGCAAGGGACTATCGAGCCCATTGCTGGAGGCTCATCGATGACCCGTTTAGCTATTCGAGTACGTATCGAAACCTGGATCACATTGCGCTATATTTCCGCGTCCACCAGATAGCGTCAGAGGGCGCCGCATACGTCTTCCCATGCAGGCACATGCTGCAATGGTTCAGGGCTCAGAAGAATCATCCGGCAAGCGTTGCCGATCAGATACAGGCAGAAGGCGTGCAGCGCTATTGCGACCTCTGTCCACGGTTTGAACCGAACGATTTTGGCTTCACATCCATGCATAACAAGGAAAAGAAATGAATCGATCTATCGTCCTAATGGTATTTCTTGCGGCGACCACGGCGCATGCTGTCGATCTGTCTGGAATTCCGCAGAACTGCCAGGCTCCGCTTGCGCACGACATGGAGATGACGAATATCCCTTATCTTCTGGATCTCGGCCCGAATGCTGCCCGAATCAAGTCTATTGAGACGGCCGCCGGCACTCCGGCTTATGAGTACTATCCAGGCCTCTACCGGATCGACTGCTATGTCACGGTGCATTGGAGCAACGGCACGGTCGATTACATGCACAAGTTCAGCCTGTGGCAGGACCGGTATGGCAGTCTTCAAGGCAGCTACTCGCCGCATTAACCGGTCATGGGCCCAGTCGTTCCGCCCTGCGGATCGCTGTGGACGTGTGGATTGACTGCGCCATTCGGCAGTATTACATCGGGAGCCTGAATCGGCATCGTCGATACTGCCTGTGTGCCTCCCCATGTGAACGTCTCACCGTTGGCGGTCATCGTTATTCCTGCGGCGTTAATTACCAGCGTCGTCGCGCCAAATGTGATCGTTGTACCTTCGTCGTTCGTCACAATTGAAGACGCCGTTCCGGTCGTCGTTCGGATGATCGCGCCATTCGGTCCGCAAACCTGGGCAGCGTTCGGGTCGTCGGGACCGGAACCAGAGTTGCTAACCGGCACGAAAACGAGGGCGCTCAAATTGCCCGGCCGCGTCAGTGTTGCCACGCCACCGCCCAAGCCCGACACTCCACCGAGATAGGCATCCGCCGGCATCGTGACGCCCTTGTCGCCAACCTGCGTAGGCATCCTGATCCACGGGCTTTCAGCCTTCGGTATCGTGATGTTCGGTAGCGTGTACGGCGCCGCATTTACCTCAAACGCTACCGTTACGATGGCGCCAGAGACCTTCACGACGCGACAGGGAAGCGCGCGACCGAGGTTTTCGATTGCCTGCTGCGCACGGTTGATAGCCGTCTGGTTAGCGCTGCGCTGGACCCAGAGTTTTGCGTAGTTTTCTGACATCGCTTAGCCGGGTACGATCACGCAGTTTGCTATCGTGGACCATTGCGCCGCATCTGGTGACCGGAAATTACCGATCTGACGCAACTCATTGATGATGAAATCGTTCTGGAACGTCGTCTGATACTTGATGCTCGACGGATAGGCGCTGGTGCTAGTCTTGATGTACCCGGGGGCATTCTGCAGTCCCTGTGGCATCTTGACGATGGCGCCCATTTGCAGATCGGCTCGCGCGACCATTTTCGTCTGGATCGTGTTGATGCCAATCCATGTCGGCTGCCCGACGAAATCGTTGAAATTCAACTGGATCGGGCTGGGCTTATATGTGCTGTCGTAGACAACAATTTTCCCGGCCTGAATGCCGATCGTCACCCGGTTATCAAATACGCCCTCTGTAATGTCGCCCACAACCTGAGCGAGCTGATCCAGCGTACCGCATATGTGCGGCTCGTCGTGGTTCTGGACGAGGTCGTCGCTGATGTTGATCGAGACATTGAATCCCGGATAGGCAACCGAAAACGTCTGCCTCAGAGCATCGGCGAGCGACATGCCGGCAGTCCAGTCAAGCAGGATATTTCCGGGATTGTCGACCGTGTAGGTGCCGGGTATCACGACGAAGTCGAGCGTCTGGTCCACCCCCTCCCAGTTACCGAATGACTGGAAGATCGATCCCTTGAGAATCGTGCCGGCCTGAGCAGGGTTGACCAGCGGCAGACCAGCGCGCATGCCCGCCTTAAGCTCGAGTGTCATGCCAGCGAATTGCTGAGCCTGCGTCAGATCCTGCAGAGGGATGCCGTAGACCGTAACGGTTGACGCGCCGCTCGGAGTTCCATACGGACCTACCAGTGCGTCGTACTCTATGTTCAGTGATGCGGGATCGTAAATATTGTTGGGATGTGAGGTGTACGTCCTGAACGGCGTCGTGCTGCCTGTCGGAGTGATCGTCAGGGAATAGTATCGACTCACGAACTAACCTCGAAGTTCCCGGTGTCCGCCCGGTATAGCAGCGTGCTTGACGTGAAGATACCCGGCGCCAACAGGATGTCGAAGCCGAGCGGCGAACCTACCAATGCGCCCGACCATATCGCAGCCCCGGATTGATCCAGCAATGAAGCAAACCAACGCTGGCCGGCAATGTTCCAGGTTACGACGAGCTGATAGCTGACGTTGTCGAGCGTGACAGTGCTAGAGAAGGGCGGCGACGCCGAGTTGTTCGGCGAGAATGCGATCAGCGTAGTGCTCATAGCGGCGCCGAGAGATATTGATTGACTACGCCCGTCAGATTGGTGACGTTGGACACTGCGTTTTGTGCGGCAGTGCCTACCGCTGTCGCCGCGCTAGACCAGATCGACGACCCGGCAGTGGTAGGCGGCGTAATTTGCGCTCCTGAAGACAGTTTGCTCATCAGCGAGTTGTACGCGCTTCCGGCCTGCATCTGCGTGACGAGCGGCTGCACAAAATCCCACTGAGCCATGATCTGCTGCTGCTTTCCATCTCCACCTGTCGTGTCCGCAATGCTTTGCAACAGACAATCGGTGTAGATGCGCCATGGCGTTGCGACGTGATACCGGCCGCCGGCTGCGTTGTGCGCTACCAGCGAACTCTGCAGCGACGTCCAGATCGCAAGTTTCGTCAGGTAGCCCGCGGTGTCCTTCACCGGTGCGATCATTCTTAGCGAGATTGTCAACGGCTGCTGGATCGTTGAATTCGCCGCCACCGCCTGATTGGCAAATGGATACGTCGCAATCTGCTGGCTGATCAGCGTCGAGCCAGGAATCGGCACATAGGTTGCGAAAAAGTCGTCTGTAGAGAGGCTGCCACTTGTCAACGCGCCCTGCACCGCGCCTAGAGCCTGGCCGCCCAACGCAATGATCGGTAGCATGCCGCCGAGAGTATTCGACGCGATCCCGCCAACCAGAATGATGGGGCTTTTCTGAAAGGCGAGATCGTACGTGGACCGGAACGCGTCGGTTAGTGTGCTCATATCAGTGCTGCGCTGCGTTCATTGATGTCGCGACACGGGCGGGCGTCGAGTTGGTGATGTTGATGTTGACGTTCTGGCCTTGTCGAAGCATCAGTTGCGTGATTTTGGCGATATAGTCGCGAGTCTCGCGCGGCGCATGCGATTCCCAGTTTTCTCCGTTCTTCGCGACATCCTTGTCCAGGTTACCCATCCCCCAGTTATAGGCAGCGAGCGCTTTCCTCACATCTCCGCCGTAGCGTTTCAGGAGGAATGCATCATATCGTTGCGCGGCGTCCTGGGAATCCTTGAGATTGTTGACGTCGCCATGGCCCCATTGCTTCCAGGTGTCGGGCATGAACTGCATCGGCCCCATTGCACCTTTGGGCGACAGCAATTTCTTGCCGCGCGCAGACTCAACCGTGTACTGGGCATCGATGATGCCCGCCATCGTCGGTGCGCCTAACGTCCCGAAAGAGTCCGATCCCGAACCTGAGAAGGCATTCCGCAGCCCGGGAATCTTGTCGCGCAACCAATAACCTGCCGTCGCGAGTCCTCCCACAACGCCGCCCTTCGCGGCAGCGTCGCGAGATACCGGCGGCCCCTGCAGAGCATCAATAACCGCTTTCGCCTCCGGACCGGCGACCTTCAGAAGGTTGACGGCTGCTGCAGCGGCAGCGTCGCCCATTGTCTTCAATTCAGGCGCCATCTGAGCTAACTGTCCGTTGAACTCATTCATTACCTGAGCCCAATCCGACTTCAGCGCGGCCTTTACGTCAGATGCCTGATCTGCGGTGCCCTGGTCGATCTCGTTGCGCTTCGCATCGGCAATTTCCTTCTGCTGCGCCTTCATCCAGTCTGAGTCGCTGTAACTGGCGCCGGTACGAAGTTGCTGAAGCGAGAGCAGGTCGGTGAAGCCGTATGCCTGAGCCATGGATGCGGCCGGCATGCCAGATTTTTGCCACTCACGAAATTTTCCGCTGGCCGCCCGGGCGAAGTCATAGGTGAGTTGCTCCGCATCCTCGTTCTGAATCTGATCCGGTGTCAGGCCGGCAGCCATGAAAGCGCGCCATTTGCTGACGTCGCCTTGGGCATTCGAAACATTCCCGAGGTCTGACGAGCCGAGGCCAAACTTTTCAAAATTCGCGCCAAACGCCTGTGTCTGGCCGATTCTCAGGCCAAGCCCACGGGCCTGAAGGTTTTGCCCCGCGAGCGCATTGGTCGACGCAAAGACGGCGGCCGGAAATGACAGCAGCGACCCGCCGATAGCCCCCAGTTTCAGGAGGACGCCGCTCATCTTGGAGATGTCTTTATGGACTTCTTTCGAGAACTTGGCCATGCGGCCCATCTGGAGGGCGCCGTCTTTCGTCTTGGTGTTGAACTTGTCCTGCGCGCCGGTTGCCTTTTGTAGGCCTTGAGTGATTGCGTTCGCCTGAATGGCTGCAATCATCAGGAATTCTTTCGAGAGCTTCGACGACTTGGAGAAGTCCGCCATCCCCGCGCCGGCATCGTCGATCGAGCCGGTGACCTTTGCCCAGTCCTCGGGCATCGATTCCAGCTTCTTCTGGTAGTCGGTAAAGAGGGCGTGAAACTCGCGAAACTGCGAGTCATTAAGCTCAATATCGACGATTGCTTTTTGCGTCATGCTGGCCTCTTAAGCGCCTCGATCAGATACCGATGACGGAACTGCTGCGCTGTTCGATACGGGCTGTCGTACCGCTCAAACACCTCGCCGAATCCCTCGGTGGCGATGTAGTTCAGGATGGAATCGACGATGGTGTCTTTGTCGTAGGCGCGTCCTGCGTCAATGTCGGCAAAGAGGCGATGAATTCCATAGGCGTGGATGATGTGATCGACGCACCCAGAAAGGATGCAGTTCCCTTCGCCGCCGTCTCGCGATCCGCCTTTTTCGCCATCGCATAGTGACAGGTAAAAAAAGTGACGGCGGCGACCGTTTCCTCCCAATCCTCAGCGTCGATCTTTCCGCTCGAGATGGCGGTCTCTACGGGTAGCATGTCCCAGCCGTTCGGGCCCGGGCAAAGGATGGTCGTGAGACGTTTGAACTCGGCGAAGAGTGCGTCAGTCGCCTCATCGTGAATATTGCCGAGCTCGTCAACCATGCCTAAACTAGCAGCCTCTTTCCGACCTTCGTCTTTCAGAGTCAACGCTGCGATTCGCGGGCCAGCGCCCATCAAGTAGTGGGCGCCCTTGCTCGACAGGGAAGCCTTGGTGGCGGCCAGAACGCGGTAGTGCTGCTCGAAGATGGCGCGAGAGACCGGAGTGTGAAAAGCATAGATCCGCACCACATCTTCGGTGATTTCAGCCGGCACGTCTTTTCCGTCGATCTGCTTTATGACTTTCTTCGTGACCTTATCTGTCACGACGGGCAGAACCAGATTCCGCCGTTCGTCGATCTTCATCTCAATCCCTTTAACTGAGCCTTATGAGGTGCCACGGCAACCAGTAAGGTGCCGGCGTTCAGGTCGCGTCCCTAGCCGTGGCAAAGCAAAAAGCCGCCTCAATGGGCGGCTTAGTGATGTTTGATGATTCGTTTAGTCTGCGTACTTCCAGTGGAAACCGTAGGCGGATTTCAGTTTTCCCGAGCAGGCTAGGCTTAGCGAAGAAAGCGCGGCCTTGGCGAAGCCTTTATTTTTGAGCCATTCTGCGGCATCACTCATGAGATCAAATCGGATTCCTTCCTCGATGCAAAGAATGGACCGCGACTTGTGATTATCCGCTCCTCGCGGCCTCCCTTTTACTGGGCCCGGGTCGGGATCGCCTGCGTACTTCCATTGATAACCATACGCAGTCTGTCCGCGGCGGCCATTGCACAGCGCCGAGATATGTCTGTGCGACGCCGTTGGGAATCCATGATTTCTTAGCCACTGGGCGGCTTCGCTAACCGTACCGAACTGCATTCCGGTTTGAATGCATACAACAGATCGTGCAGCATAATGGGTGGCACCGCGGCGCACATTTTTGATAGTTATTGCTTGCGGCTTATCCTCGTCTCCGGGGCGCCCCCACCGGAATCCGTATGCCGTTCTCAGGCGACGTCCGGAACAGGCCGCACTAATGGTCGAATTATCCGCTTTCGGATGCCCATTTTCCCGTAGCCATTGAGCAGCAGCCAATCCGTTTATAAACACCTTTTGGGTTGTGATGCACAAAACCGGGAGTGATGCAGGATGGTCGATGCCTTTAATGCCGCGCATGGGCTTCGCTACATACAGAGATGTGTTGTATAACTTTCGCCGCTCGCCCGCATTTATGTAGGAATCAATCTGCTCTTGCTCTCTGAGAGTAAGCTCATCTTTCGGAACAATGGCGATCTTGGCGAAAATGAATGAACTCTCGCCATATTTGTTCCATGCGTTCTGCAGAGGTTTGCAATGATGCAATCCGCTGCGAAGCCTAGTTCGATGTGTCAGCCACCTGGTCTTGAAGCTTTGAGTTTGCCCAATGTACATTTTCCCGCCGGGCCCGACGATGCTATAAATTCCGCAATCGAAATTCATGCTGTTCCTTGACTAGAGGAGACCATTGGAAGGCGCGGAAGATTGGCGGTCAAACCAACCGTGTCGGGAGCTACCCTATCCGCGCTCTGACATTATATGTCAGGTGAACGACCACATTGACGAATTGATATTCGTCGTCCCGCGCAGCACAAGTCTGACGACAGGATCAGTTCCATCGTAAGCGCCCGGGTCCAAGCTCCGAATCGCCGTGTCTGACAATGTGATGGCCGGGAAGGCCGAAGTGTCGCTGTGAATGGTCACATCACCAAGTATGCCAGTGTCTTGGGCCTGGGCAAGCCAATTCGCGGCAAGGGCTTGTGAGCGAAGCAGCCCAATGGTGATTGAGGCCATGACATACGGCTCCGGAGAATTCACGACGCCGGTTGCTGTTTCGATCTGTTGGACGAAGTCTCCCTCCAGTTCGATTCTCGCAAAACTCTTGCCCATATACTGGGCCGTGATGTTCAGCGTGGGGAAGGCCGCCACTACGACGGAGCATCGGACGCGGTTTAGCGGACCCGCATTGAGATAGGGATTTGCCATGGTGCGTCCTTAAGCAACGAACTGCGTAGCGTCAAGATTGAAAGTCAGGGTCAAAAACGCATTCTGACCAACCACTGTCGCCGCGAAGCCGTTGTAGATGCCTGCGTTGTAGTCGTTCGGGTTTTCCGTCGTATACGTCGAAAACGGCACGGCAGTGACGACTGCGCTCAACGCGCAACCGAACTTGACCGCGGAGTTAGCCACGTTTTGCGCAACGGCGAGCAGCGTGTTGATTCCGTTCTGGTCATAGAGCAGCGGCGGATTGCTGTTCGAGCCGTTGATGATTGCCGCGGCGAGCGCCTGCTTGACCTGAATGCGGAACCAGTCGATGCCATACCACCAGGCGGCCTGTTCGCCATCCATCGTCGTGCCCTTGAAAACGCACGCGGTGGAAATGCCGCCCTCGGCACCAGTCAAAATCAGGTTGCCGTAGTTGGTCAGAACCGTGTTGATATTGGTCTGGTTGCCGTTTTGCGACCAGGGCGTGACGCCATATGCATAGCGATACGACATCGGCGCCAACGGGTTCGACGATCCCGGCTTGTTCACGAGCCAGTTATAAAAGTCAACCGCCAACTGATGTTCGGTTGACGCCTTCGTCGGGCTGGGAACCTGCGCATAAACAGCCTTGTTATTGGCATAGTTCGGGAGGTTCGCGACGGTGGTCGTAACGAAGAAGTACGTCTGGCCGCTCGGGCTGTCGTAGTTCGCCGTCATCGTGTTCAATGCGGCAGACGAGGCCGTATCCCACGACGTCGGCAACAGATAGGCATAGAACACTTGCGGATTACTGTTCGCAGTGATCCACGTTTGCAAGGCAGTGATTGCCGAGGCCGCCGTGGTCTGTGCGCCCAACTCGAGCACGTAGACGCCGACAGAATTACCCTGTGCGAAGAACGTAGTTGCCGAATTGCTGATAAAGCCAGCGTTCGACGGCAGGTACGTGCCTGGGACAGTTTCGGTGCCGGGGTTCGTCGCAAGCGCGAACGTGAAGGTGTTGGCGCCCGTAACCGTTGCGACGTACGTGCCGTTATAGCCAGCCGGCGTCGCGCCAGCAATGGTCGTGGTGAACGTCTGCCCCGTCGAAAGCCCGATGGCCGCGGCAGTAGTTGCCGTGACAGTGCCGGTCGACCAGACCATGCCAGTCAAAGCCAAAGGCGTCGCTAGAAGCGCCTGAACTGCGGAGAGCGTTCCGCAATACTGGTAGGTACCAGCAGTAAGCGTCGTACCGCCCGCAGACACAATCGCGCCGCTTTGCTGAAGCTGCGAGACGGTCGGCGCGCGCGTGACGGTCGTATTGACCGTTACGATCGTCGGTGTGATTGTGGTCGCCATGTGGGCGGTCTCCAGCTATTAGATGTACGAAACTGCGACGGAGCCAGCCGTTCCGGGAGTCACGACGATGCCGTTCGCGCAAGGCCAGTCAAGGGTGTAGACGGTGCCGGCCGCCGGAGTCGCTGCCGAGAAGATGAGGTTTGCTGCTGCGGCTGCGCCGGTTGTAGCGGCGTCGTTCGCAGTCAGACTCCCGGTGATCGTGCTGGTGACGACGATCCGCACAAGACGGCCAGCGCTGGCTTTAACAGCAGTAGCTGCGGTGATGTTGTAGACGCCAGTCTTGCCCGAGGCGATGAACTCATTGCCTTGAGCATCGACCTGGTTCATCACAAATTTGCCGGACGGATTGACGGCGGTTGCTGCATTCAAAGGTGCTTGGGGCATGTCACGCTCCTGAAAAAGAAAAACCCCGCCGAGGCGGGGTCTGTGTGGATCACCTAACGTCTGTCAGGTGTTGATGGAAGAAAAACCAGCGGAGAGAATTAATCGTCGGGCAATCGCGTCTGAGGTCGTCTGGAAATACCAAGCCTCGATGTCAAGCGTCTTTTTCATGGCAATCACATTGAGTTCAGATTGCGTGCGCTTGGCGTCTTTGATCGCCGGAGAATTGCCAAATCCGAAGTTGTCCGTGTTCAGCGAATAGTCGATCAGGCTCGCGTAGAACTGTGTGGCCTGCTGGTTGGTCAGGCCGTACATGGTCAACCGGACCTTGTCTTTGGCGAGCTGCGAGCTAGGCAAGTTATGCAACGGCGAAGCACCAGAATTTGGCACGACAGTTCCCGGCCAGACATAGATCGGGAAGGATGGTGCCTCTGTTGCATCCGGTTCGACGTGGGCCACGATATAGGGCGGCACGACGTTAGCGGGGACCAGATACGACGGATAAACAGGCAACTGCGGCGTGCTTTGTGCCAGCCATATAGGCAGACTGTTAGAGACTATCGGCCCGGTTGGAAGATCGGCTTCACTGTCGATCAGTTGCGAGGCAAGTGCCGGATAGACCGCATTCCCAACGTAGTGATACAGGTTGGCTTGCCGGTAGAGCGCGCCTCGAGCATTGAACGAGAACCGGACGCCGTCGATCACGCCGATAAAAAGATCGGTAGGAGACGCGGCGTTAAAAACATCGATCTGGCTCAGAGCCGTAAAAACGATGCGGTTGACGTCGATCGTCTCGTCTTCGTTCTGCTGTTGATCGGTTACCTGGTGTAACGAGCCTTTGACCGTTTGCGTTTGCCCGGTATTCACCCAAAATACATACCCGTCAGCAGCTAAGACCGACTGACTATACCTCGTGAAAGTGATTTCCTGGCTTTGCGAGATCTGATCAACGCCGGCCGCAAGCGTGCTTGCCAGTTGGCTTTGCGTGCCTAGCGATTCAGCGATAGATGGCATTAATCAACCCATGCGGTTAGCGTAGACCAGTAAAGCGATGTGTCAATGAACGATGGACGGCGAGGGTTTCCCTTCGCATATGGATGCTTCAGGCGATGATTGACGCCGTTCAAAGCAGCCTGAGTCGGGACGCCTTCAATGCCCATGTGCTCAATCTGCTGAGACGAGATGAAGTTCTTCATCATCGTCGTGATGGACGATTCGGCGCTAGCGAACGGATTGCCTGAAGGACGACCGCCCATCAACATGTTTTCGAGTTGTCCGGCGATAGATTCCTCAAGCGCCTTGGCGATGTCGGGGAGACGCGCGAAAGCGAACGTATCGAGCACACCGTATTTTTCTTCGAGGATTTCGGCGACCTCGCCAGTTGTCTTCGTGGCCGCGCTTTTCTTGCCTTTCTTTCCCTTCGATCCGCCATCTACATACGGAACATCGATCACGCCGAGATGCAATGTGATGCGGCCCGGCGGCGCAGTCGTGGTGCCGACGTGGACGGGGGAATAGCTTCCGCCGCCTTCCGCCATCGGCACGCCGAAGTCTTTTGCCGCCATGATTCACCTCAAGACAAGCCCCACACATTTCCGACGTCCTGCTGCATGGATAGCCATTGCCTTCCGTAAGGATCGCGCAAGGCCTGCAACTGCCCCAGCGTCAATCCCTTCAGGAAGTCCGGAGAAAGGAGGGAATCGGACGTGCCTTGATCTGCCGCCGAGTTCACCACGCCCGGCGTAAAGCTGGTCAACTTCATGTCTGCACGGGTCTGGGCGAAGAACGTCTGACCTGACTGATCGGGGCACCAGTTCAGCAGGAACGATGTGGCGAGACAGTAGACGGCGAAGCAGTAATAGTCCTGACCGATGGCATACAACACCATCAGCGTTTTCTCTTCAGCGTAGCTGAGCGCCCACGTGACATACGGGCTATTTGACGGCAGATCAGTAGCCGGGATGCCGGCGACGGTCGTCAAGAATGTGTACAGGTCTGCGGCATTAGGAGCCGCCTGTGTTTGCCACGGGGCGAGCACGCCCATACCAGGCGGCGGCGGAAAGCAGGGCGTGCACATATTTCCTCTTTAGGGGCGGCGCCGACGACCGCGACCGCGGGCCGGATTCTCGACCTCGATCGCCTCGTTGATTTTTGTGTCAACGCCTTTCTGTTCCTGTTCTTCGATCCCGACCTCGAGGCCGTTGAACTTTGCGCCAGTCTCCTGAGCATTTCGGCTCAAGGCATCATCCATCGCAATGGCTGCCTCCTGACGGCGCTCCTGCGCCTCTTTCATGATCACAGCGTCGTTGTGACTGAAGACCGGAAGCAGCTTTTCAGCAGGGATGGGCTTATCGAACTGATAGCAGAGCCCGACGAACTCCTTGGAGCGATCAATCTCGTCCACGGAGCGCAAGCCATACGGCTTCAACTGCTCAACGATGGAGACATGATCGTCGCGGGTTCCTTCCTTGTAGATCAACTCCTGACGTCCCGGAGCAATTTTCGCCGTGAAGTGGCGGTTGTTACCGGGGATGCGGAAGTTGATTTCCTGGTGGTTCTTGCTGGTATTCGAGATGTAGAGTGGCATGATCTTTCCTGTATAGATCCCCTGTTAAGGTGCCCGCGCCGATCCGTACAGGGAACGGATTTTCGGATGCGCCATCCTAGGCGCGGGCTAAGCGGTCTTACTGGTACTGCGCGGAGATGACGCAGAGGGCTTCCGGACGAACAGCCCAGCCCGACGTCGAACGCAACTCCGACACGACATCAACAGCACCGCCGGCGAGCGGCGACGTGATTTCGCGCGGGGCGACCATGTCGATGAGCTGCAGCGTGGTTGCGTCAAGGCCCGGGGTGAGGCGGGCAAACTCGTTCGTGTTGATCTTGCCGCCTTCCGGCTTCTTGATCTCCGGGATGGTGATGATGATCGGGTCCGTGCCGCCAGCACCCTTGCCGAGCAGCGTGTCGTCGCACGCCCACACGACTTCATCGTCGTTCCATGCCAGCACGTCGTCGACGAGGCCGCGGACCGACTTCGAACCGGCACCTTCGCGCTGGAACTGCGTCAGTTGCACAATGCCCTGATAGCTGAGAGCCTCAAGAACGCGCTGAGTCGTCAGCACGGTCACGCGGGCACCCATGCCGATCTGCATCATGCGGACCTTGATGGCGCCGATCTGCTGCAGCAGGAAAAAGGCGAGTGCGCCGTTGTCGTACGTCTGGATCGTCGTGTTGCCGTTCGGGTCTGCCGGCAGGTTGACAGAGGTAGCGCCGTTGGTATTGAGCAGACCTTCGCCGTTCAGCGGGTTTGCGCCGTAGAGCAGTAGGTTGCGCATCTGCTGGAAGATGCCCTGGCGCATCGCCAGACGTTGCGCCTCAACGATCGACGAGCCGGTGCGACCGAAAGCAGCCGTATCGTGGTGATCGTACTCAGCGCGCGTACGCAGAAGGTAAGTCGGCGTGCTGATTTCTTCGTACTCGATGCCGCAGCTCGGCAACTGGTTCGCGGCGAACTGGCCGGTCTGAACCTGGGTGCGCACATCGAGACGACCGATATACACAGCCAGATCACCCTCGCCAAGACGCACAAGCGGATCACCGGTTGCGAGCGTGTCAAATGCGCCGGATGCCTGCTGGTACTGCAGGATCTTTTCCGGCATGAAATAGCTCGGATTCACCCGGATGACTGCTGGAATAACGTTAGCCATGTTTTATCCTTAGAGAAGAATGATGGCCGCCGAACCGTTACGATTCCAGTTGACTGCGCCAGTGTTGGGGTTGTAGGAAACGGTCATCGAGTTACCGACGTTCGTCTGGAGAACCTTGACCGGCAATGCGCCAGTGCCCTGAACGAGCGTGATCGTGCCGGCCAGCGCACCCGTAGCAATGGCGCCCGAAGCCGCCGTCACCTGGAAGCTGAAGTGCTGGTTGTCGGTGAACGACGTGATGGTCTGCGTGCCATTGACAAGCGAAGCACCCGTGCCGGTAACGCCAGCAACGAAGATTTCGTCACCCACCGCTGCAACGTTCGCAGCGGCTGCAGTCACAACCGCGAAGGTGTAGACGCCGTTGGCGAACGACGAGGTAATCGATGTCACGCTGATCGAGCCAGTCGACGCGTTGTATGGAACGAGGATGTTGTTGTTGAAGTCGTATGAGACTTGCTGCGTGATCAGGCCGCCGTCGAGCGAGGCAAGCGACGGGTCCATTGCCACAGCGATGCGAGCACCCGAGCCGAGGCGGTAGAACGGAACCGTTGCGCCAGCCGAGCCTGCGCTCGGAGCGCGGCTTTGCGGGGACGACACCCAACTATATGCCTGATCGAACACCGAGAAACCGGTGATGTTGGAGACCGACGTGGCCTGGACGATCGAACCACCTTCGGAGCTGTCCGAAGTGGCTGCCGCAATGCTTTCCGAGATTGCGACGCCGCCCCAGATCGGGCCAGTGGCCGATGCCGAAAGCGTGCCGATCGACAGTGCGAAGCGGGCTGCAGGATCGTTGTAAGCCGTACCCTGGATCAGTCCAGCAGACTGAGCCGAGAACGAACCCGCCGCATTCGTAGTCGCGTACGGGTAGAAAGGCGTATTCAATGCCATGATTTCCTATCCAGAAAATAAAAAACCCCGCCGGAGCGGGGTTCTTCAAAGGTGGTGAGCGACTACGAACAGTGTCGGAGTCGACCTCGATGCTTAATGCTTGGGTTGATGGATGCGGCTCTTCTTGCTGGGGATGCGGAAGTCTCCCATCCATGCACGCGGCGAGCTGCCATAGAAGTTGGTGATCACGTGGCCCGTGCCGGTGTTCTTCGGCACAGCGCGCAGGCTGCCGTCTTCCAGATCAGTCGGGTGCAATGCTGCTTCCATCGCGTCAGCGTAGATCTTGGGCTCGATCACGCTGAACGTCGCCGCATCAAGCTTGGCGAGGTCGATGCTTTGCCATTCCTTGCTGTGGGTCTTCATCGGTGCGGCAAGACGCTTGCGGTATGCAAGCAAATCTTCGCCATTCAGAGCGCGGGGGGCGGACTTGCCGTGAGCCGAATAGACGCTGTCGGCTTTCGCCTGCGCGTCGGCCATCGCTGCGTGATCAGCATCCGTAAGGGGCTTCGGCGTGAGCGATGCCGTCATTGCCAGCATCTTTTCTAGTTCGCCAACGCGAGCGAGCAGAGCGTTTTCACGCTTGGCCGCATCAGCCTTGGCTTCTTCTTCCTTGGCCTCTGCCTTGAGCTTGGCCGCCTCAGCTTCCTTCTCCTTGGCGTCCTTTTCTTCCTTCTCGGAGTCAGCCTTCTTGTCGCCGACCGGCAGTTCTCCCGCCGGCATGGCGTCGGCCTTCTTGCCTTCGTACGAGTCCATGCGCTTCATCAGCGAGTCACACATGCTGATCAGCTTGTCGTACTTCTCGGCATCCACCTTGGCTTTCTCTTCTTCGGCATCGGCTTTTGCCTTTGCCTCAGCGTCGGCCTTGGCACGCGCTTCGAGTTCTTCTTTCGCCTCGGCGTCCGCCTTGGCCTTACGCTCTTCTTCAGTCATCTCAGGTTCCTGAACGTGGTTGGTGGATACGCCGGTTGGCGGGCCGCCTTTGTCCCACACGCCCACCTCGCAAATAGCGATGTGATCGAGCAGGATCGGTTTTCCCTCAATCAAGAGGGTCTGCCCACCGTCAAGAGTGGCGGTGGAATTCTCTACTGCAGGGTTGCGAAATACGACAGACGGAGATGTCGACAACTGTTCCTTCGACATCAGTGTTGCCGTCGCTTCGTCATAGATCCGCGCGATCGCCCATACCTCGTCTCCCTTGATGTAGGGAAGCAGGACAGATCCCACGATACGATCATTGAACTCTTTCGAGTCGAGAGTGGCTTTCTCGGGATGGTCGACGATGACCGGCAGACCATTGCAGCGCGCCAGAAATTCATCGTTGAGATAATGCTCGGGCGGCCGGTAGACATACTCGTCGTCCTTGGAGCGGTACGATGTGCCGGTTCCAGTGATGCGGATATCAAACAGCCACATGTTGCGACAGTACTGCGGCGAGGTCATTTCGCCCAGCATCATGGCTTGGGCGACCTCGGTCTCCGTCATGTGCGCCTTGCGGACTGCCTTGAAAGCGTCCGACTCAAGCACGAACCGGCAACCCGGATGCAAAGGCTCTGGCCATGTTCCCAAGGGAGTCCACGTATAGTCGGTGCTCTCGTCGCTCAGTACGACATCGAATGGCTTGCACTCGTGATAGAACGTCGTGAATTCGACATCGCCATCGCTCGTGGTGCCGAGCTTGATCAGCTTATCGGGTTCATAGCCGACTTCCTCAAGCGTTTCGCGCCGGGCGGCTTCCTCGGGAGTTTCGCCGTCTTCGATCTTGCCGCCAGCAATGCACCATTCGCCCGGATGATCTGCGTCAGGCCCGCGGCGCTGGAACAGCACCATGCCGTCCGCAATGATCAGCGTGCCAGCAGCGCGGACAGTCTCTGAGTCGGCCTTGCTTCGACCGGCCTCTTTCATGGCTATAGCGATCGACTGGCCCTCCGGGTGACCGGCCGCGCGCAATTCGGCTATGTTTTGCCCGACGACCTTGTTGCTCGATCCTTTTTCTAATGGCATCTCATGCTCTCATTGCGGCGATTTTTGCGCGGACCGCTGCCAGTTCGTCTTTGCCTTTCTGGGTCAACATCGAATCATCCAAGTCTCGAAGGTTGTACAGCCATGTAGCAAAACACGAGCAGGACACTTCTTCGCCGACCTTGGTGATGTCGTCGTAATACCCGTCAGGACCGGGCTTAACGAGACCTTTGTCTTTGGCCCAACTCGCGCGCAGCAGATAGACCTTCTGGTCGCGCTCCTTGTGGTCCTTGCGGTATTGATAGCCTGGGCGTCGCCATTGAGAATTCCATCGCACCGCGATCGCACCGCCATCCACCGCGACGATTTCGTTCAGCGCTGCGGTGAACTTGTGGGACTGGTCGATAACGCACCGTCGCTCCTCGAATGGCAGGGACGTGAGCGCCTTGCGGATGTTTTCCTTGACCTCCTTCTTCTCGACCGCGCGGCTCCCGCCGGCAGGGATGGAAGACGCCCAGCCCGCGAACCGTTGAGTCGTCTTTTCGACCATCGCCTCGCGATTCAACTTGATGAGGCTGCGCGATACCATCAATCGGCGATCCAGTTCGCCACGAAGCTTCGGCTTCAGACGATCGATCGTGAAGCGCGGCACGCCCGGATGTTTCTTGATGATCTGACCATCCTCGATCATCTGCTTGTAGATGCCGCCGAGAGCGCGCGTCAACTCTTCGTTCAGCACGCGCTCCGGCGTTAGGCTCTCAATGGCTGCACGCCGTATCCGGTCAGTCCAGTACTGCAACCTCTCGACGCTATCGAAACCGTTTTCCTCAAAATCCCGGATCGCAGCAGTGACGGTTTCGAAAAATGTTGCCATCAGGAGCGACCGGAGAAGGGCGGCGGAGCTTCGGGAGACTCAGGAGGTGCCGGCGGCTCGTAATTCTTCAGCGCCTCGTAGTCGAGAACCAGAGGATTGGAAAACAGATGCTTCGACTCGTTGATGTTGCTGGCCGCCCACCGGATCAAGAGTGTCTTGTTATCCGGATCAAGGTTTGGCAACAGTTCCTCAAGCGCCGCAATGATGCTTTTTAGCTTGACGTCCTCGACTTCGACGAGTTTCGATTCCGGCTCGACCAGCAATGACGGCCACTCAGCCTCGAACGCATTCGCCCAGTCGTAGAACGCCTTGACGTAAGGCACTTTCTTGTATTCGGGCACCTCTGCCTGAATAGTCGCGTAAAACTCTTCCGTCCAAGCCAGTCGCATCACGATCCGGTCGAAGAATGTAAACAGCGGCTTCGACATCTGCTGCTCGTGCTCGACATAACGCACGATGTCCTTGGCGTCTTCGGTGCCTTCGCCGAAACCTTCTGCGTACGACTCGGAGTTGAGCAACTTGGCCGGCTGCGGGACCGCGGCAGCAATATTTTCGAGAATGTTCTTTCGAGCCGTCGTCAGCGCGCCGTCAGCATTGAGAAGATTGAGTGTTTCTATCGACTCTTCAGGCGTGATGTTGATGACGTTGTCGTTCTCTGCTTCCTTTACGACGCTCCGCTTCAGGCCCTGAAACACAGCCATCGCCTTGTCGGCGATTGACCCCGCCTGCGTCATCTTGGCCACGATGACGCCAACCTTGCGGCTGACCATGTCGTCCGCCACCATCGTCTGCACGAAGGATTTGAGCGGATACAACGCACGCTGATATACCGAACGGCCCGTATAGCCGAACGACGAGTTGGTGTACTCGATGTACAGTGGATCTTCGTTGAAAAAGACCAGCGCCCGCGAGGGATGGTAAGTCTGGCCGGCTGCGGTGACGATCGTCGGCTTTTGAAAGTCCGGCGCGTTGGGGTCCTGATTAAGTACCAGCGAGCCCGCGGTGTTCAGCGGGTCCAGAGCATTGAAGTATAGGTCCTTCTTCGCCAGTTCTTCTGGCGCTATGGGTTGCTTGGTATCTTCGCCTCTCGCGCCGTAGACCAACGCCGCGGCACCATAGATTTTGGCAAGCCGCCACGTGTTGGCGATGTACTTGTCTGCGCCGATTTCTTCCCACTTGCGCTCAAAAGCCTCGCGCACCCTTTCTTCGGGGCTATCAGGAATCGAAATCTTGCGCTTCTGGCTCATCGCCAGCTTGATAGGCTGGTCGACAATCTTCGACCCGAGCGGGTGAAAACTGTAGATGGTCTTGCACAATTGATACGATGGCGCGGCGCCGGGCACGATATCGTCAGCCATCAACAGATCTTTCAGGCTCGAGGACAGCTTGGAGCCCTGGATTGTGATTTCGGCCATTTAGATGCTCGGAGTTAAATGCCCTTGGAATCTCCAAGGCCAATTGCAATGCCATAGACCCCCGTGTCGTAGAGGTCATCTGCCTGATTAGGAACGCCCAGCCGGTAACCGAAGAACTGGCTGAGGAAGTGGTTTTGCGAACGGCCCTTGTATTCAACGATCTTGTTGTAGGCGTGCTCGCTGATCTTGACCTGTCCGTGATGCACAAAGTCGGACACGCCGGTCCCTCGGGCGTCCTTGCTCATAGACGTCAACTTTGAATCAATCGCATGCGCTGGCCAGCCATTGCGCGCGGCTCGTTGCAGAAGAGTGATGCCGCTCCCCTTATCTTCAACAAAGCTGCCGATACCACCGAACCTCGCGCCGGTCATACTCGCCAGTTCGCCAATCCTCGACATGACGGACGGAAACCACTCAGCTATCAGGTCAGATTCGATCTGCGTGATATCCCAGTCGAGAATAATCAGCGGATGGCCGTGGTACTTGTTGCGGGCGAAGTAGGTGACCGCCGTCCCGTCGTTCTTGTCGCCAGCTTTGAGTGCCGAATCCAGAACAGCAAACACGTAATCGCACTGTCTCGGCATCGGGACCGGCTGGCCATCGACCAACATGTTCTCGACCTTGAACAGCGTGCCCTCAAGCGGGCGGGGCAACTGCTGATAAAGCGACGCCCACGTGCGGACGTTGTTCTGAAACTGCGCCCAGTGCTTTTCGGTGAACCATTGCGGCCAGAGGTACTCGCCGATCTTTCGACCGAGCGGGTCGTTCTGGACTTCGCAGCGCGCCTGCAGACAGACGACTTCCCAGACGTTGCCGTCGCGGCACATGATCGGGCCGCTTTCGCCCTTCCAGTCTTCAGGAAGGATGCGGCCGGCGAGGTCGTCTTCGTGCCACCGCGTCTGGATAATTACAACCCAGCCGCCAGGGATGAGACGAGTTTTCAGGTCGTCGTTATAGGCATCCCACGTCTTGTCACGGATCGTTGGAGAGTCAGCCTGCTCGCGGCCCTTAACCGGGTCATCAATGATGATGCCGTTGGCGCGGTTACCCGTTACGCCACCCAGAATCCCAGTCGCGATGTATTCGCTGCCGTTCGTCAGCGAAAACTCTTGTGCTGCGGACGATTCAGTCGTCAGTTCGCAGCCGTAAATCCCCTTGAACCGCTTCTGCTTGATGATCGAGCGGGTACGGCGTCCCATCTTGCGGGCGAGGTCGTCGCCGTAGCTGGCGAGAATGACCTTGCGATTCTTTTCCGCGCCAAGATACCGCGAGGGAAACACAACCGACGCGTAGGTCGACTTCGCACTACCCGGCGGCATGAAGAACATGGCCCGGCCGTGCGGCGTCTTGCTAACCCGCTCCATCGTCTCGAGAATGAGGCGGTGGTGCTGCGCCATCGTCGTTTCGATGGGCTCGAAGAACTCAGTGTCTGGATCTTCGCCGGCAGGTTTGCCCGGTATCTCAATAGCTTGGGCGTAGGATAGGACGTCCTCTCTAGCCCTGCGGCGTATCCAAAGTTCTTGCGCCGCTTGCTCCAATGTAGGCGGCGAGTTCGTCATCCGTCATTTCCTGGGCGCTCTTTGTTTGGATCAGTGGAGCGCCATCCTTGCCAGTCATCTCTCGACGGTTAGTGAAGACGCCTCCAGATTCCTTGGCGGCCTGCTCGAGCAATTGAGCGGCGAGGGCAGCATTGCCGCGAGTTGCGGCGTTCTGGTAAAGATTGTTGAGCGCACGCAGCCGGAAGTTCTGATTAGCAATCGGGATAGAAGCCTGATCCTCAAGAAACGCCTTCCGCGTCGCCTCGAAAATCTCGCGCCACTTCTTGCTGAGGTTGCGCCCCATGAACTTCGTCGGGTCGTAAGTCGACACCTGCATCCGGGTAATTTCTAACCCGAACTCTTCCTTTACAGCGTTCGCTACCTGCGTGGGAGTGTCAAAGCACGCCAGCGCTTGCACGACGAACGCTTTCACGTCATCTGTGAGCGCTGCCATTTTTCAATTCTCTGTAATGCGCGGGTAATATTTACGCCGCCCGCAGCATGCATGTGCCACAAGCCTGAGCGATGTTGATGTGGCCGACTTCGGGAGCCCGCCTGGAAGCCTCGATCAGCTTCGCCGTTTCGCCTGCACCGATACCGTAGCGCCGGACAATTCCGACGAACTCTTCCACGTCGTGCGATCGGATGCCCAGCTTCGGCAAGCCGTCTTTCGTGAATGCTGGCGCACCGAACTCATCGGATTTCTGCGCTATGTGATAGAGCTCGTGTTCTATCAGCGCGCACCACTCGATGTCGGAGCACTCGTTGGCGTACATGGCGTCGAGCGTAATGAGGTAGGTCGGGACTCGCCCGAACCACTCATGCATCTGTTGCTCTTGCCTGCCCTTCTGCCAGGCGCCACAGCGAAACGTCACTTCCTCGCACTGGCCAACTACCCGGCGCATCTGCCTGGTGTTCTCTTGCGCCGCCCAAAGAAACTCGACGTCCGCATCTCTGAGGTGCTGATGATCGGCGTTGTAGAGCGGAGAATGCTCGCTGTGCAGCGCCCTGGATACCCATTCGGCCACACCCTCGGCGGGCATGAAGCGCCTGAACCAGTTGCCGGCATCGAACAGCGATGCGGGAGGCCGAGGGCGCTCAGCGAAAGCTTTTATCTCGGGATCCGCCTTCTTGCGTGCCATTCGTTTTTATCCGCTCGTGGCGCTCTCGAAGAATCCACTCGTTCAGAGCGCTTCGTGGTTCGGATCAATTTCCTACACACTGATACGCGATCACGTCAGTAGTGGCGCCGGAGTTGAACGTCACGGACGATGCCGAAGCATTTGTGGCACGCACCGCGCTATTCGTGGATGTATTCGTCGCCGTGCACACGTAGGAAGTCGTGTTGCTAAATACAGCGCTACCGGTAAAGGTCGCTGTTCCCGTTCCGGACGCGAGAGTCACGGTGCCGGTCACTATGTGTGGCGTTGTAACCGCAGTGCCGTTGGCTGAATAAACGTTCAGCGTGCCGCTACCTGCTATCAGCGCGCCCGATACAGCCATGTTGCCGGTATGAGTCCAGCTTCCCGTGCCGCTGTTGGACGTGATAGCCGCGATGCCGCCAGCTTGCCCTCCGCATGCCGACAGCCAGGGAAGAGCAGTATCTCCGGCGTCATTCTTGAACCGGAACCGCATACAGCCGGTGATAAATACTGCGTCGGACGTGCGATTGTTCGCCGTCAGCGTCTGGTCGAAGAAGGTCGCGCTAGCGAAGTTAGGTCCGCCGCCCAGAGCGACGCCAGAGTTGGTCGGGCCCGCAGCCTGGGTGTTGTTTGTGGAGTTAAGGCTTCCCTGAACGTTGACGTTGCCTGTCACGCCCAGAGTACCGGCTATTGTGCCGCCCGACTTGGGCAGATAACCGCCGAAGTACTGCGCGTGTGCCAACGCAGGCAGCAACAAAAGAACGAGTGCGAACTTGCGCATTCAATACCCCACAACGGCGAAAGTCGTTCCCGCACCCGATCCGACTCCATTCAGGGCGTTCGTTGGCCCGAACGGCAGCGACAGAGCAGCACCTGGAGCGATGGCAAAATCCGAGGTCGTGGCGGTCGCGGCAAAGGACACATACAGGATCTGGCTTGCGTGGGTGTTTTGCACCGTTACCCAACCTTTATACGTGCCGGCCGCAATGAGCGGTGCCGAGGTCGTGCCTACGCTATTTGATGCGCTGACACCGGCTTTCGATGGGCCTGCTACGCCGCCACTACTTCCAGAGCCAGAAGTGATGTAGACGGGAATTGCCCCGGCGGGATTTCCTTGGTCATTCGGGTAGGTCATCGTCTACTCAGAAGTTGATGCCGATCTCTCGGCTATACCCCGCGATGTCGTGGTGAGGTATAAATTAGGCGGCTTCGAACATCTCAGGCACCACCGTATTGCGCGCCACTTGGCCGTATTGCGAGTGGTATGTGATTGCCGTAGCCGACCGCTCGGAGAGCCACCCTCCGCGTGCGGCGTAAGCGTCGCGAGCGGCAAGCGTCGGGTGCTGGATCACCGTCATTCCGGAGTGTTCTTTCTCTTCGACGTGATGCCTGTGTCCCGTCGAGCAATACCGCTTCGTCGTGTCGCCCCAGACCTTCGGAAACTGGCTGGCGAACAAAAGCGGTAGATCCGAATTCTTCTTCATATGCCCGTGATGGAACGCGAGCATCGTCTTGCCGTGCTGATAGACGTAATAGGGAAGCGCCGAATCGATCACCTGAACCCGCGGCTCATTCTCATACAGTGCGGCGAACATGGCGCGAAGCCAGATGCTCGACGCCATATCGTGATTGCCTTCCGCCAACAGGACTACAACCTTGTCGTGCCGCTCAAGCGCGAAATCCACGATGCGGCGAAGGATGCGGATCGACGTGGAGACGATCTTCGAGAACCGCCCATCCTGGTCCAAAACGTGACCATGTTGGGGCGTAATTGGCAAAAGGCCGCCGGAACCATCGGAATGCAGCCAGTCTCCGAGTTGCGCGACCATACCAACGGACGCCTTCGGCGCCGCATTCACCATATGGCAAAACGCAGCCGTCAGCGTGCGCTCGGCAATTTTCAGATCCCAATCCGCGTCGAGAGTTTCTTTCGCGGACGCGAGCATTCCGACGTGGCTGTCGGTCAGCGTGTAGACGTTGCACAGGGCAGCGTCGGTCTTTGCCGGGACGGCAACAGGGCGCACGCGCGGCAGGCTTTCCGCCATCGCAGCCGCGGCCTCGCGCATGATGACTTCCATGCGATCGTGATCGACCGTGGATTTCACCCACTGCATGCGAGGCTTACCATCCTCGTCATACAGCGTCGACGTACCCTTGACCCGAAACCCATCCGGCACGGTATGCGTCATATCGTGCGCCGGCGAGTACCCCATCTTCGCCGCCCGCCGCTCCAGGTTGTCCAGAGCGCGGATTACGACGCTGTGATGCAGACCTAGCGCCTTTGCTGCGTGCGTGGGCTTGCCGTGCTTCTCGATCGCTTCGAGGAAGGAAATTTCCCGGGCATCGGCAAATTCTCGCAATCGCGGGTCGTATTGTCGTGCCACGGTTTCCCCTTTACGAATTTAGATATGCGCCGAATTCCCCGCACCAATGGTCGGCATCGACCGGGGGATGCGTTACGCCTGTGCAACCACTTGACGAGTCGTACACGAACTGAGGCGGGAATCTGCGGCACTGGATTTCTTCGCCGCGCTTTACTGATGCGTGGCGACAGTTCTTACAGATCTCCGTGCGCTCAGCGACGACTTTTACTGTCTTGCGAGCTGCCATCGGAGATCCAGAAATGAAAAAGCCGCCCGAAAGCGGCAATTCAGACGCTCAGGGGAGTGCGCCTGAAAGAGGAGACTGGGTGAAAGCTACTAGTCGCGGCCCACATGGCGCCTTGGCAGTCTATCGACTCGCGCGACCGACGATATTCGCCTTCACGGCTGGCGGATGGGGCTGCTATCTCCATCCCGCTGGGGTTTTAGCCCCATGCTCTCTCAGTCTCTGAGCTACGCCATGCGTGAAAGGACCGGTTGCGCCGGTCAGGCGGCTAACGATCATCGCGCGCCGGCACCGTCGAGCGTCAAGGCATGTGGCCGGCAAAGCGCTGGAACGCTTGGGGGATGCCAGTCACGCGACCTCATCTGCACCGGTCTCGCGCGAATCGCGTACAGCCCCGCCCTGAACTTTTGGACCGGTTTCGCCGGTCGAGGCAGGGCGTGCTGTGCTGCGGGTGTTTTCATGTTCAGCACACCGCCCGCTGGCGCTGTCCGCGCTATCCCAATGATGGGCCGCCACGGCAACGGATTGTCTGTCGCACGTTACGGGTTCGTGCATCCGGCCTATCTTCCGGTCGATTTCGCTGAGTCAACGTTTTCGCGGACCCAGACTCAAGCCCATGACGGGTACTCTGGAGGGGCGGCAGGGATTCGAACCCTGCTCACGCCAAAGCGCTTTCCTGCTGTCCTACTCACCAGCCACGCCGCTATCGCTAGCATCGCGTGCGGGCCAGATTCGGCGCCCCATAAACGATAATTGGCGCCCCACCGCCCGTATCAAGCTGCCGGGCCTACCGGCTGGCGGCGGAGCAGGGGATCAATCCAATCTGTCTTCCGGCCTGCAACACTGCCGGCCGTCAATCAACTCTCGAGCACACCACCAGCAGCGAGTCGGCCGTCCCAGCCTTCCGCCAGGTCGATCATGATCTGCGTCATCCCAATGTTCCAGGTTGCGCAGAGGATCCAGAATGCCGTCACCGGATTCATGCGAAATATCCTTCGCCGCGCACATGCCGAAACTCACCTTCATCCACCTGTACACGCGCATTGGCGTAGCTCTGCCAGTATTGCGGCACGTCCACCATCTCGCCTTCGACTTCGCGGCGGATAACTTCCGGATCGCTAACCGTGATCGCCTTCAGCAATGAGCCGTGGCATTCGCGGTCGAGCGTGACCCGGCCATCGTCGGCCTGCGCGAGGTAGTAGGTGACCATTCAGACTCCAGAATTCTGGCCGGATAACCGGCAAGAGACACGTTGCATGTCTGCGGGCGGGTTACAGCTCACGAACGGGCTGCGGCGGGGTGAATAGTGCTTCAGCGGCTTTGCGCGCCTCCGACCAGCCGGGCTTAACCGTCAGCGTTCTCCGCTTCTCGGCGCGCTTCTGTTCGTTGGCCTGTTGCGCCTGCTTTTCCTCAAGCACACGCTCGGGGTTCCCGTACATGCGGGATTCGAGAGGGAGAGGGAAGCGCATTTGACGGCCAAATGAAAAAGCCCCGCGCGTCTTTCGACTGGGCAGGGCTTAGGAAATTCTGGGACGAGTTTACCCACTCGCTGGGGTTTTGGGTGAGCCTTTCGGCCCTACCGTTCGATTCAAAAGCCTGTAGGGCTAGAGAACCACTACTGAACAGTACGAGCACAGTATATACCAGATATGGTGGCGTGCAACAACTTTTTTCTAGATTTTGTTGTTTTCAATTGCGACACCGAGGATTTCCGCCAAGGAGTCATAGTCCTGGTACCGCAACCCCTCCTGAAAATCCGTCTGGACGAAGTAAGGCTTTTGGGCTTCCAACATGTCCGAGTCGTCATCAACGATCGCATAACGCGCCACCTCGGGATGGACTTTAAGCCATTCCGCGATCTCGTCGCCACGGACTCGCCCACTCCAATTCAGGCTTGGAGTTCGATCAAAGATCGGCAGATCAAGCCCGTTGGCGCAGTCGTCGACGCTATGAATGATGCGCCACGAAGAGGACAAGACAATCGAAGCGCCCGTTACCTCGCACAACTTCCGAATCATCCCGACAGCTACCCAATCGAAGTGGGGTTTCTGTTTGTCTTCGAAGCCGTGCGGAAACGTCCCGGTCGCAGTAACGGTGCGGCGGCTATTCAGAACGCCGTCAATATCCAGAAACAGAACTTTGCTCGGTGCGCTCATGCCGCCTCTCGGAGCAGTTCGCGCACCTTTCCACCAGCCGCTGCCACCGAACCAGTCAGGCATACCATCGTGCGATCGAAGTTCTTCTGATGCTTCGGCCAGGATTCGACCGGCAGGCCCGCAGCCAATGCGCGCTCGCTATCCGAGTGACGCTTGACGCCGGAGCCGTCGCACTTCGTGCATTTGTCGTAACGCGAGCCATTGAGAATCAGGCCGGCGCCGTTGCACGGCACGCAGTTGTCCAGCACGAATTCCCTGATGCAAGCCGTCGCCAGTTTCGTTGCGTAGCTGAGCTCGACGCCGAGATTGCACTTCGCCTTGTGCGCCAGAAGATGAATCGCGCGCTTTCCCGATGCAGCATCCGATGCGAACTTGAACCGGAATAAGGCGGCGCCGAGCGGGTCAGAAAGGCCCATTGCCGTGAGTCGATCAATCGACTTCTCTTCCCGCTCGTTCCATGCGAGATTCGAACTTCTGACGTCGCTTGCGTACTTGTCTTTGAACATTCGGAACCCCGCACTTGAGACACAAAATGTAGTTGAAAAGCGCTTGAATTACTGATCGACATTTTAGCAGAAAAGCGCTTCGTAGTCCTTATTTGAAGCGCTGTCAATCACCCGTTTTGCGATTATTCTTCGACCTCAATTACGGGGACGCCGGCCGCTTTTGCCTGCTTGATCATGTTTGCTGTTCCGCGCCCACCTGGAAATGCTACGACCACGTCCGGCGCCTCTTCTAACATCCGCGCATTTCGAATTGGACCTGCGGCTCGCCCATGCTTTTTCCAGTCCGCATAGTGGGTGATGCCATGCATGCCTGGCTTCGTTGCGAACCATCGGAAAGCAAGTTCGTCTGCGCCTGCCGCGCCACCTTGGATAAGCACGCTGATAGGGGTCTTGGCATGAAGTTCATCCAGCACAAGGTTGAGCATTTCCACATTCGCATAATCACGCCCACCACAGACAATCACTTTCATCGCTCCTCTCCGGTAACGCCGTACATATAGATCGGCTCGTCAGGAACCTGCGCCTTCTCGACAACCGGCGCACCCCTCCACTTCCTGTTATGCATCGTCGGCGCCACATACCGCGGACGGTGGAGGAGGTAGAGACCAACCAGTCCGCACATTGAGGCGACACCGAGGGCGTAGCCGACTATCAAGCCTGGAACGAATGCGCTCATGTCAGCTGTTCCCTTGGGTAACGATGGTTTCGGATTTATGGACGGTAGTCTTGCCATGGCGCTCGGTGTAGTTACGCTCCGTCGTGACAGTGCCATCGTCGCAGCGTGTGAAGTAATGCCAGTCTCCTGACTTGAACGCGTAGACCTTGCAGCCGTCCGCCTCTCGGATGATGTGCGGCGTTGCATCAGCGCGCTCCTGAGCCTCGCGCTTCTCCATGTCACGTTTCGCCCAGTCCGAAAAGAAGCAACCGTAGAGAAGGCCGCAACTCGCAGCCGCCATGAATACCCATTGCAATAGGGTGCTTATGCGGACCATGGTTGTTTCTCCGGATGCGCTTCTAGGAACGCCGCCATGCTCGTGTAAATTTTCTTGTCGCCATAGAAAACTGTGACGGGCCATGGGGTATGCATGAAGACCTGTGTCGCAGTGATGGGATTAGCCCCTTCTAAACCGAGAAGGCCCTCGCCATATGGGCCGGCGGTGAAAACCGGTGTCTCCAGCTTCGCCCGCAACGCTCGCACCTCTGCGATAAGGGCGAGGACATTGGCCGGAGTAGCGGCATATCCCCACGGATCACCCGCCTTGGCGATGCGCTCGATTTCGTCGATGTCGATCATGACTGCTCCTTCGCGATTTCCTGGTCAATCACTTCGCATGTCCGATTCATCGGCATCGACGCGAACTCATGCCACACATTCTCACGTTGGCTGTTCAGCCAGCGGAAGCGAGCCGCATCGGCCCGCAACCTCTCACACTCCGCGAGAACCTTTTCATACTCCGCGTGCAAGACGTAGATGCCGTTCTCGCATTCCATGCTGCTTGTGCCGTAGCGCTTAACCATTACGCCGCCTCCTTTCGTTGTTCAATCCGCCGCTCCAGCCGGCGTGCCTTTTTGTTCATCACCTTCTTGAGCCGCTTCAGGTACTCAATGTCGTATTTCCTGACCGGGCTTTCCTGCTCCAGTAACTCGACTCGCTCCAAGCCGATCTTTGTGATAAGCCTTGGCCGATATTCCGTGAGATTCCCGCTTTTCCACGCGTTGCAGATACTGCAGGCGCGGTGAATATTCAGAACGTTGAAGCGCCAGCCAGGGTTCGATCCAACAGAGCGGTAGTGACTCGCATGCCATTGGCCGCCCCAGGTCGCCGGCCGATCGCACGATATGCACGGTTCATTGGCGTCCCGGAGTCGAACGTAGGCATTTACCGCGGTCTGCGCCTCCCTCAAGTAATCGGCGCGACTCTTCAGCTTCTCCTTCGCCACCCGAGTAGCCGCACGTTCCTCGCGCTTGGCTCTGGCTTCCTTGCGAGCGTTGGCCTGACGGACCAGATCGAGGGCGCAGGGGACCGAGCACGCTTTGGCCATGCTGCTGATCGGAACATAGGGGTTCCCGCACGACCGGCAACGGCGCGGCTTCAATGCCTTCTTTACGGGCAGGGAAGTACGGATCAAGCTTCCCTCCACATCGCCGCAAACATACAGACGAGATAGATGACGGCGCTGCCCAAGGCAAATGGCGCGGACATGTGGGGCGAAACCATGATCGCCAGCAGAATTGCGTATAGTTGGCTCTGTTTCACAAAGCCCTCGCTTCGGCGCGACGATTGGCCTCAATGGTTCTCCAGCATTCGATCTTGGCCTCAGCGGCTACGATCATCCAGCGCAGCCGCTCTTCTTCCTCGGTTGCCGCTTGGAGCGCAGCCAGTATCTCGACATAGCCGTCGTCGGCGTACGCCTCGCGCTCCTGAATAGCCGCCGTCTTGTGCCCTCGGATTTCCGCAGCGCGCATCAGCAATGCCTTCTTGCTCTTGCGGAAGTTCTCCAGATAAACGCGCTGGGCCTTTGCTTGGGCGTAGGCCGGCGCGTTATCTCTGATGAAGTCCAAGGCGCGGAAGATGTTGATTTCGCCTTCGTCGCTCACGCCTTCACCTCACTAGCCAGATACTCAGCGTTGCTCAAACGTGCGTCTTCCTCGCGTGCGGCGTGCTCGGTCATGGCGGCGTCGCGCAGCCACTGCGACGGCCGATCGTCGCCCTCCGGGTATGTCCGGATGAACGTCAGCAGCATGACGATGTTGCAAAGGAAGTGTCCGCGGTGAGCCAGCTTCGACTCCGGATCCAGTTCCTCGCCGGCCATCATGCCGAAGATCAGGTGACGGGCAGCGCAGGCGAGGGGGACGCTCCACGCCATTCCCTTGGCCCAGTTCCATTCGGCATACTTGCGACGTCCGTAGTCGAAGACGGCGGCACATTCGTTCCATGCAGCGCCGACCAGTTCAACCGCCTTGCGAAGATATGCCGCGTCGCCACCCTCCTGGAACAGTGCCAGATTCCATAGAGCGCCGATCATCGCGTTAGCGGGATCGTCTTCAGCCGTGACGAGTTCGAATTGTTCTGCGATCAGGCGCAGTGGGATGAGCTCTATTGCCACCTTGCCGGTGTTGTAGCGAGCGCCGGAGCCGCGAGCGTTCGAATGCACGTCACCGATACCGTCCTTTTGCCAATGCTCTCTCACGCGGCCTCCTTCTTGTCCATGTATTCGCGCGTAGCCTCGTTTTCCAGTTCCTCGACCTTGTGGCCGAGTTCGTAGATCAAACGGATTACCGCACCGTCCTTGAAGCCCTTTGCCGAAGCCTCTTCGATCTGCTGCGCGAGCTGGCGAACGCGGACGACCAACTCGGACGCGGTTGTGGATGTGTAGGTCATGCAGCCTCCAGCGTCACAAGGTCTTCGACGTTCAGCACAGCCAGCCCGAGTTTCTGTGCCGCAAGGTGCTCGATCTTTGCGCCAAACGAATCGCTCCAGTTCGGGAGCAGGGCGATGCCGTCGCACGTCGCGAGATAGTCAAGATCGACTTTGATACATTCGAGCCAGTCAGCGGCGGGGTCACTGTTTATTTCTGCAGGGTTAACAACCTCGTAACCGATGGCGCGAAGTTGAGCAGCAGTGCGATTGAACAGGCCAAAACCGAGATCGCTTAGGCCAGACATCTTCCCCGACAGGTAAAGCCTCTTCACTTCTTTGAGCATGGTCACGCTGATTTCTCCTTGTTCACTTCGTTCTGTGCCGCCAGAGCGCGGCGCTGTGCGTCCATCAGAATCCGGGCAAAGCGGTCATGCCCGCAGAAAATGTTGTTCGCGGCCATAATCTCGAGCATTTCCTTGTGGCTCATGCCGGCGACTAGCTGCGTGGGTTCGGGTAGGGTGGTCATGCGTACCTCCGCATAACCATGCAAAGCGAAGCCCGCTGCCGCATTTCATCCTCATATCCGGTCATGACGCGGCTCAAGACATCTCCAAGCGACCGACGCTGAGCGACCTGCGGCGTCTGCCCGGGCGTCAGATGGAAGCGAAACTCTTTGCCCCGTTCATCGAAGCGCTTGCTGAGACGACCGTCAGCAACCATCTGATCCAACATCAATCGAACCTCGACATTGCTGGCGCGCAGTGATTGCGCTATCAATCCGGTTCTGTACTCTCGACCAGGTTCCATGACGGTCAGGATTCCTTCTGGCGAGAACTCAGTGAACATGCGTGCGCGTGGCATAGGGTCTCCTTAAGCGGCTTTCTTCACAAGCGCGTGCGCCTGCTTGTGGTGTGGCGGGCAAAGCCAAACCACGTCAAGCGGTGCGTCGTAGTTAGGGTGATGTGCCTCAGCCTTCTCCCCGCAGACAAAGCACGGCTGCGCCTCTATGTGCCCGCGTAAAATCGCCTTCGAAATAGCGTTGTGAGCAGCTATCTTCTTTTTGTTGCGCTGCCGCCATGCCTTGTTGGCTTCGGCATGTCTGGCTTTACCTTCCTCGGTTCGCTGGTATGCGCGTCGATGCGCCAACCCAAATTCGTAGTCTGCAAATGGCATGAGCTAGGTCTCGTCAAAAAGGAATATCGGAATCCATCTCATCGAACCCGCCGCCAGACGGCGCATTGTTTTGAGCGGGCTTGGCGGACTCCTGACGGCGTTGTTGCGGGCGTTCGCCGCCTTCCGACTTGCCGCTAAGCATCTGCATCTGGTCCGCGACGATGTCCGTGGAATACCGGTCGGTGCCGTCCTGCGCCTGATACTTGCGCGTGCGGATCTTTCCTTCGATGTAGACCGTCGAGCCCTTCTTCAAGTATTCGGAGACAATCTCGGCGAGGCGGCCGAAGAACGACACGCGATGCCATTCAGTTGCTTCCTTCATTTCGCCGCTCTGCTTGTCCTTGTAGCGATCCGTCGTTGCGAGGCGAATATTCGCTACTGCGTCACCACTGGGCAGGTAACGGACTTCGGGATCGGCGCCGAGGTTGCCGAGAAGAATTACTTTGTTCACCGCTGCCATGCTTGTGCTCCTGATTTGATCATTGCGTTAATGGTTGAGATAACCAGGTCGTCGGCTTTCGGCCAACCCTCAAAACTGCGACATCTTTCGTCTTCAATACGGTCAAGTGCTTCCTCGTCCTCGCCCGCAAGCTTTCCCGCCAGGTAATATGTCGCCGGGATAGATGCACCTACAGAGAAGCAGTGCTCGCTGATCTTTTCGAAGCGGTCGGTCGACTTGACGAGTTGCGTGGCGATGGTCTGACGGCTCCAGCCGGTCAATGCGACGAGGCGCGGAACGGACAGCGGCCCGTGTTGTTGCATCGCCGCTGCAATGGCTTCGATGCGTTCGTTTGCTTTTGACGCCGGGCCTCTGGTGTTGCCCTCCTGCCTGCCATTCGCACTACTAAGCGCGCTATTTGCTATCTGGTTCATCCCATCACCCCTTACTTGTTTCTCTCAGCCCACAATCGCGTGAGCCCGTCCCGTATCTGCTGCGCTGCCGCTTCGCCGAATGCCTGCCCGATGCTGGCGATGTACCGTCTTCGTCTGTCCAGCGGCCACTCTGAAATCTCCTCGATAACCTCTCGAAGTCTCTGCGGATCGTTGATCATCAGAAGGGCAACCCGTCATCGTTGGGATCGGCCGCCTGCCTAACGTGTGCGATTGCATATGCCGCGTGCCACTCAGCTATCTCTTCTGCGATAGGCATACCCGTCGGCACAAACCAGAACTCGTCCTCACGCTCTAGATAGAAGCCGCGGTTTTCAATCCAAGCAGCAAAAGCCAAGTGAACGCCGCCGTCGTGGGTGCCGGATTCGAAGCATCCGGCGCAGTCGCAGAACACCGACAAACCGTCTGGAAATGACGTCGCCTGTTCAGCGCCAATCATCCAGCGTTCGCCTCCAGTACATGATTCCCGCTTCATCGCCTTGACCCCCGGAAAAGTGGCTCGAATGTCTGCGATCAGATCGTCAATGCTCATGCGGCCTCCTTCTTACGGTGATGCATCGAATACGTGTTCGGTAGGACGCTCTTCTTGTATGGCTTATATCTGCCGCAGATATGGTCGTAGTCGAACTCGACCATGCCGACCTTGCCGTTTGTCTTTTTCCGGACCTTCTGAACATGAACCTGCACGGGCGAGCCAGCCTGCACAACATCTCGATAGACGGTGATGCAGTTGTCCGCCTTGTTTCGCCAGTGAGCCGATCCGCTGACGTCATACGGCGTCGGAACCGGATAGGCGCCGGTCGTCTTATCCTTCTGCAGCTTCGTTGGGTGAGCGACTAGCCATACGTGAACCTGATTGCGGCGCGCGAATGTACGGATCTTCGTCAGAGCCTGGCTGATGTAGTCCGTCTCAGTGACGTTGCCATCGCGGGCCGGGTTTATCTCGTTCCATGGGTCGATAATCAAACCCCGGATACCGTGGCGAAAGACCAGTTGTTGAGATATCTCGAGCAAGCCGTCGACGGTCGGATAGTCGGGCAGCATGAAATGGAAGTGATCGTTGATGAACTTCAGCGCTTCGCTCATCTCCTTGAACGACATACGATCCGTGAACCCTTCCATGAATGGCTTGCCGACGAACTTTTCCGCCATCTTCTCGACGTGGTACTTGAGCGGCTGATTTTCCGGCGAGAAAATCCCAAAATTCCAGCCGTAGTGGTTCGCCAGATTCAGGGCTAGGGCGTCCAACCACTCCGATTTGCCATGCCCAGGGATGCCCGTTACGAGCGTCCATTCGCCGGTCATGACGCGATACGTGTCGTCCATTTCTGCCCAGCTTGTCGACACGCCGCATTCGGGGCCGTATTCGTAGTCGTTGAAGATCGATTCGATAATGTCGTTGACGCTGTATGTGCCTTCAATCGGCAACGCACGGGCGTTCTTGATGCAGTCGAGCAGGACGTCTGGGCCATGCGTCAGCAAAACCTCGTTGGCGTCTTTGCAGTGTTCAGGCCACACGACGATCAGGCATTTCTCGCGACCGAGGCGGCGCACCAATTCTTCCTGAAGGCGAACACCGGGCTCGTCGTTGTCGACAGCGATGATGTGCACCTTCACATCCTCGAGAGCCTTCTCTGCGAGAAAGTCGAATTTGTTGCTGTACGACTTCGAGTCGGCGGCCGGGGCACCATCTGGCACAGACACGCAACTCGTCAGGCCGGCCATCTCGACCGACAGCTTGTCGATTTCGCCCTCGACCCAGATCAGTCCTTCGGGATCGATGTCATTGATTCCGTATAGGATGCGCTCGGCGCCGGATGCCATGCGGAACATCTTGTCTTTGCTGCGGTACTTTATGTTGACGACTTCTTCGCCGCGGTAGTACGGGAACATGATGCAGTCCCGCTCTTCCTCGACTTGGGGAAAGTAAGTCAAACCCTTAGCGATCTTGTTCCGCTCAAGCGCCGCAGCATCGATGCCACGTGTCTTGAACCATGCGACGGTTCCGTCAGGAACTTGAGCTGGCGCAGCAAATGCAGGTCTCGTGTAGACCTTACGCACTTCTGGTTTTTGCCATTCGCCGCCCTTCAGAGTACCGCTCCAGCCGCAATGCCAGCAGTTCCAAACGCCTTGTTCCGTGTTGACGTTTAGGCATGGATAGTTCTTTTTCTTCCGGCCTGACGAGCATTGCGGGCACGTCGTTTTAACTTCGACGCCGCTTTTGCTGCCCAAATCGATTCCGAAATCTATGAATGTTTTCACAGTACCAACCCCGGAGTATTGCCTTTCGGCCTGCCGTTGATTTTTGCCCAATCTCCGCGTATCGCTTCCATGAACGCAGAATCCCAATCGACGTACTTGTAACCGTTCGCTGCGACCTTCCGTCTGAATGACGCCAGATGCTCGTCAAGAAATTCGTAGCCGTTCTCGACTGCCCATGACTCGACGCGATCGCTGACGCTAAAGTCTTCGGGCATCGCAGTCTTGCGAGATTTCGGACGCGAAGCGTTCGGAGTGCTTTCTTTATCTTCTTCTCTTCTCTTCTCTTCTCTGGTCACGCTTTTGTCACGCTCAGACCGTGACATTTGTCCATCATCTTCCGTGACTCTGCTTCTCTGGTTTCTCTTTCTTTCCGCCGCTAAGCCCCGCGCCTTGGCGCTTTCGCCGTTGTGTCTGTCAAAGTTCGGGAATGTCACGCCGGACTCGTCTATCTCCAGCCATCCAACGGAAACCATCGCTTCGGCGAATCCGACGTGACGAACGTACCGATCTATCCAGACATTTGTCACGCCGGGGGCGTGACCATCGCGTGACTGCGTATCAGCCCATCCCCAGAGGTGATGCAACATGCCCACCACGGTGAACTCGTCAACCGACAGACGCGCAGCAATAGAAATGACTGCGGGGTCATCCGCCAAAGCAATTCTCATCTTGATCCAATCCCCGGCCACTCACAGCCCCTTCAGGTCAAACAACTTAAAAGCCCAGTCGACCACCGGCTTGAGCCATATAGCGCGGCACACAAGCCACATCAGTGATCGCTTGAGCGCCGTTCTCATCTTTGAGCACCAACCTTCAGCAAATAAGCCCGGAGTCTCCGAATAGCCTCGCCGGCCATGCGCGTTGCCGGCGTGTCTTCCTGACACAGCGTCATACGGTGCAGCAACTCGGATAGCGCAGCGAGGTCCCGATCGGCGATCGGAAATACGTCGGCGGGCACCTTGATCGCGGCAATCGCCCGCGAGAGACTCATCTCTGCCTTGGAGAATCGCTTCATGCGAACTTCACCCAAAGAATCACCACCGGCAGCGCACACAGCACCGCCAGACAGATCCCGAACGTGACGGGCGATGCCACAACACGATCCTTCAGGGAAACGTTCTGGCGGGCCTGATACGCGTCCCATTGGGCTTGCTGGTATTCGTCGTGTTGGTGGAGGTTCATGCTGCTTCTCGCATGTAACGTTCAATTGAATTTCGCCAGCTCCGGCCAGCCTTTATGTTCCACACCGTCGCTTGAGAAACGCCGTAGGCGATAGCGATTTCGAAGTTTCGGCGCGTATCCGCAAAAATGGCATACGCGGTTTCCGCCGTGATAAGCGCGTTGTAATTCGGTCGCTTGCCCGTTTCGCCGCGGCGTCTTGCATTGGCGAACGCGTATTCGACTGACTTGCCGAATCTGAGCATTTGATGTGCACTGATGTAGACCAGACCAAGCTCATCACACCATTCGCCAAGCGTCTTTGAGACTCCCCGATACTCAACGCTGATCGTGATTCGGCGATTCCGAGTCTGCTCAAGCGGCGTGGCCCATTCGCAGTTCTCAGGCGAGTAGGGGCCGTTAACATCCCGTCGCTCGAGCGTCATGCCGGCCGGCTTCTCTCCCATATCAGAGAGAAAGTTCTCAAATGAATTGATCCAGCGGTCACACATGACGATGCCGCGACCGCCATATTCCGCATAGCACTTATCGAACGGATTGGTACAGCGCCCCTTCGCGCTGCTCCACGATATATAGGTGGGCCTTCCCGACATGCCATGTTTCTTGTTTTTGCTGATGCGCATACGCTCGCGGTGATAACAACCGCAGCTTTGCGTGTGCCCACTTCGCAAGTGGACGCGCTGGAACCAGCCTTCCGCTCCGCACACGCAACGGCAAAGCGCGCGCTTGCCTTCTTCACGGATCACAGTCAGTCGGCCCCAAACCTCGCCTGGCTGCATGACGATTCGTTTCATGCCGCCGTCCTCAGCGCAGCCAATTGCGCCTCAAGTTCACGAATCTTTGCGTCCTTGGAAAGTTCGACTAGCTCGCAGCCAGTCATCAGCGCGTCGAACTGGGCGGGCGCACGGTTTCCGCAAAGATTCATAAGCTCGATCCGCTTCGTGTCCGGAAACCATGCTTTGCCCTGCATGATTCGGCTGAAGTGACCCTTGTCTATGTTCAACTCGTCGCACAAGAATTCGTGCGTGTGGCCGGATAGCTGGATACAGAGCCGGATGGCATCTAGTCCGTGGCGACACTTCTTAATGAGCTCGTCAGGTGCGTTTTCCATGTCTTTTATCTGTGTCAGGAACGGCATTTCTCGCTGCATTGCAATGGTCCTTTTGCGAACGTTTGCTGCTCGTTGCCATCGGTTGACTATCCCTTGTGGCTCCAAAAAAGGGATGATTCGCTCATCCCTTTGCAGCAAAAATTTATGCACCCCTTACAGCTTTCTTTTGGCTTGTTTCGTCTTTCGGCTCGAAGTGCCGCCCGGGTTCGGCTGGGCGTCATCTCGTGCCGCGACGGCCTCGATACCGTTTCCCCAGATGTCAGGGCGGAGTTCCGCAAGCGTGAAGCGAGGATCCAGTTCCACGATCAATTTGCAGAGCTTGTTTCCCGGCTTGCGTTCGCCGCGCGAGCAGTGATACAGGTAGTCAATGTGCACACCGAGCTTCTCGGCGAACGCCTTGCGCTCAGCCGGCTTGGTTTGCAAAAAGTAGGTGCGAAGGTCCATGTGGCTACCGGTAAGTGTTTTGATCGTGGTTTCATGATAGACCAAAAAGGTCTACGCAGCAAACCTTTTTGGATGTTTATCAATTTGTTCCATGCGGGTAACTTCGGGGCATGAAAACGTGCAGGCAAATACGATATGAAAACGCCCGCGCGCTAGCGTCCGACGGGCCGGCTGAGTTCGCTCGCAAAATCAGCGAGGTGTCGGAAAAACCGATGTCCAACCAGCAGGTGAACTCGATCATCGGACCTAACGCGGTCCGAGGAATTGGGGATGAGATAGCTCGCCGAATAGAGCAGGCGTATGGCAAAGAGGAGGGGTGGCTCGATCATGAGCACATTGTTAAATCTTCGATCAAAGAGGATTTCACCCCTCTGAGCGATGAAGCAAAAAGTTTGATTCTGTGTGTCGAGCGCCTGGACGGACTTGGGGATCTGGCCCGCAAGACATTTGCCTTACATCAGGGTTTACTCTTACTTTCCTCCGCAGCCGCTGAGTTGCAGACTGGCTCCGTGCGGTCCCAAATGCTGGCAGAACTAGAGCAACATCTTGGTCCCGCGCATTCCGATACCTCGGGGGCCAACAGTGAACGAAAGAACAGGAAGTAGCGCGGTCATCGACATGTCAAAGTACAGAACTCGATCCGCCGAGAAGCAATCAAAACCAGTGCAGCAGCCGATCCCGGACCATCTGCTCGATACAATCTCGTACCACCTACTCATGGCAGGCAGAGCGATAGCTGCTTATTCGAACAAATAAGCAAACGTTTCCGTCCCATGCCAAGCCCGCCGCGCGCGGGCTTTTTCTCGTCCGTTTCGATTCGTGCTATCAAACACGCATCCTCGATAAATATCTTTTTCATTGGTCACACATCAAAAAGGTGTGCAGCGTAGACCAAAAAGGTCTATGATTCTCTCCATACCAAGCACCACCGCACCACCACTCACCACCGGACGAAGGGGGACGAGATGAGCAAGAACCAAATCATCAGCGCACGCATCCTGGCCGAAGTCGCAAAAGGCAAGACCATCGATCAAGCGATTGACGCGGTGTTCGGCGAAGGTGCCTACCTGAAGATCGCTGGCGAGCTGTATGACGCTCTGCGCGCCAAAGCAGCGGCGTGAACGCAACGCTTTGTTTGCGGTGGTGCCACGAGGTACGGCACCACTTTCCCAATGACCGCCGAACAGCGATTCACACACTTGAGTGGCTGGCAGATAAGGCGAAAGAAGACGCAGTAAGAGAAGCAGATTTTGAGGCGATAGAGATAGCGATAGCTAACGCAAAAAGGATTCTGGAACTGTTTTGATGGAATCGGAATGCGCAGGTGGTGACTGCGCAACGAAGAGATGCGGAGAGCGTGGTGTCTTCCGGGTCGCGGACCACAAGCCGGGTTATTCACCTCCGGCCCGATTCCACCAAAGCAGTAGCAGTAGAAGTACCCGCCCCAACAGAGTTGGACCGCGGTTTGTTCATTAACAACCGAAGAACCGGAGCCTCCCTTGTGGACCCGCTCCGGCGCCCCGATCGAATGTCGGGCGATACGCAGCACAGACGAACCGCGCTAGGCCGAAGTATGGCTACCGGACAGAAATCTGAGGAACGCTGCGAGACGGATCAAACCACGCCGGACCCTGAGCCGATAACAAGGGTGTAGCAGCGGCCGGCGTGGATAGCAGTCTTCAGATGAGCGCATTGCATTCCCTGCAAAGTAACTCGGCGTAAGGCCTGCTGGCCCGGTGGATCTTAGCCCCGGTTCTTACGGCAGGAAACACCAGTAGAGAGCTTCCATGCATAGCGTAGTGCGTTCTTCTGAGCACTGAACTCCCGCCCCTGGATATGGGGCATTTCACTGGCCGTTTGGCCATAGCGAAAGGGGATGCCGCCCGCTAGGCGGCTGATCAAACAACCCGCGTGCCGCGTCGTGCGGAAGCCTGTTAGGACAACTATGCGCTACGGCGTAAGAAAGAAAGGGGATCAAAGTGAGCGACGATCAAAAACCGGTTCTGTCGTACAAGGGTTTCGATGCGAACCTGCAATGCAGAGGGTTTCAATATGCGCCCGGCGAGACGTTTGAGCATAAGGGAAAAGTTGAGGCTTGCGCCGGCGGTTTCCATGCGTGTGAATATCCACTAGACGTGCTGCGCTACTACCCGCCAGCAAGCAGCCGCTTTTTCACCGTTGAACAATCTGGCCAAATCAGCCGTCACGGCGATGATTCGAAAATTGCCAGTTCGAAGATCAAGATCGGCGTCGAATTGAATCTTGCGGGCCTGATTAAGGCGGCCGTCGAATACACGATGTCTCGTTGCAAGCCGATTGACCCCGAGTCTCCTGCGTACTCCACTGAAGAAAATGGCCTAGCCACGGCAAGCGGCACCGGCGGTGCAGCCACGGCAAGCGGCGACAGCGGTGCAGCCACGGCAAGCGGCACCCGCGGTGCAGCCACGGCAAGCGGCTACAGCGGTGCAGCCACGGCAAGCGGCACCGGCGGTGCAGCCACGGCAAGCGGCTACAGCGGTGCAGCCACGGCAAGCGGCACCCGCGGTGCAGCCACGGCAAGCGGCACCGGCGGTGCAGCCACGGCAAGCGGCTACAGCGGTGCAGCCACGGCAAGCGGCTACAGCGGTGCAGCCACGGCAAGCGGCACCGGCGGTGCAGCCACGGCAAGCGGCACCCGCGGTGCAGCCACGGCAGAGGGTCGCCACTCTGCCGCAATGGCATCTGGTTTCTACGGGAAGGCTCGCGGCGTAGAAGGTACCGCGCTATTTCTGGTTTATCGGGATAGCGATTCAGACGGCGACGAATACGGCCGAATCGTGCATGCCAAGGCGGTGATCGTAGGTCAGGAGGGAACGAAACCGATGGTCTTTTACTCGCTGAATTCTGCCGGCGAAATCGTCGAAGCAGACTAGGAGCCAATCATGAATTGGAACCGAGATATGACCGTCATTGACGGCAGACTCTACGCCGGAGACCGTTGGCTGGGTAGTTTCAGCAGCCATGAACGGGCCCTCGGCGGAATCCAGATCATGCGCAACCCGATGCAGCCTTACTTCGGGCCGGCGCTGGCTGAGTCAGACATTGATCTTCTGGCGGCGATTGACGCTGACGAGGCATAGCCATGAGCGCCGAAGCCGTCTCCCTGTTCGAGCTGCAGCGCCTATCCAAAGTAGCTGGCGGCTCGCTGATAGCGCATCTGCTGCTGTGTATCGCGGCTGACCTGATCGCAGAAGGAGTGAATCGTGAACATTGACGCATGGCGCTCGCGGCCGATGACCGTGCGGACGCTCGAGCTTTGTGAGCGGTGCAACACGCTGAAAGAGGGCGTTGAAAAGCGCGAGCACAAGAGCTACTGGCCGACGTTCGAGATCAGTCTGAAATCGTGTCTGTCTTGCTTCGAGTCAGCGAAACGCGAGGCAGCGGCGGAATTCAACGTGACCTATTGCTGAGGGACACATGACAACCACGCAAATCGCCGCAGGCTTGTTCGTCTGGCTGATCACAGCACTGTGCGCCGTGGCGTTCATCCGCGGCGCGACCGGTCCGGAAAGCACCGAAATTCAACACAGGGAGTGTGAGCAATGACCCAGGCGAACATCGAAGAAAGAGTCAAGAAAGAGGTGGCACAGCAAATGTGCCTGTCAGTAGAAGACATCCGGATGGAATCGAACATCTATAGCGACCTCGGCGCCGATTCTCTGGATGCGGTTGAACTGGTGATGGCAATTGAAGATGAATTCGGCATCAAGATCAGTAACGACGAAGGCGAGAAGATCGCTACGGTCCAGCAGATCATTGAATGCGTGACGGCTAAGGTGGCGTCATGAAAACCGCCCTCGACGACTGGGTTGAATTCACCCGCGCATGGGTCGATGAGCAGATGCGGCAGCAGCGGGAGAGGGATGAGGCGGCGTTTTCTCGGTTCATGCAGAGGCTGCTTGGGCCGCTGGATTGAATACCCAAGCGACGGCCGCTCTTAGCTTCTATAAGCCGCAGCCCGTGAGAAGCGGGCAAGAACTCAACGCGACACCTGCCGGGCCTGTAGTGGGCGCAAGGAGTGGTGCGACTTTATGGGTGGAGAGGAACCCAGCTTATTGACGAGGATGCTATGTACACGGTTGATCAGGAAACGCAGTGCTGGAACTGGAATGGTCGCATCGCAAAGAATGGATATGGCGTGCAACGCGTCGGTAGAAGCTGTCAAGCCGCTCATCGATACGTTTTCATTCTCATCAAAGGTGAGATTCCAGCGGGGCTGGAACTAGATCACCTTTGCAGAAACAGGGCGTGCGTCAATCCGGAGCATATGGAACCAGTTACACATATGGAGAACATGCTTCGGAGCCCGGTCTATCAATCTCGCATCCAAGCCATGACATGCAGCAAAGGCCATCCATTGGATGGCGTCAGGACAAGAAACGGTGGAGGCAGATACTGCAGGACTTGCGTTCGCGATAGCAAGCGTCGGCAACGTGCAATGCCCCCGAACAACTCAGTCAGAGAGACGGCGCCCTGACGAATCCAGCGTGAATCGTTTGATTCGCCAGGGTGAAAGCGGATGCAGCCCAATCCCAAGCCGTTATTACGCCGCTAGCCGTAGGCGGAACAACTTGGGTGTCGGTCTGACGTAGCGAAGTAACCCTCTTATATACGTAGGAGTCCATATGGGACAGCACGCAAACGCCCGCGCTTGGGCAGAGTTCGAGCGCCTTGACCGCCAAAGACAAGATCAATCGTTCGAGGACGAGCAGCCGCAGACTGAAGCCGAACGGGCCGCCGAATGGGATCGCCAATATTGGGACCGCATTGATGCCGAGGCAAGGTTGATGGGAGTGGGAGAGTGGAAATGACCACATGGGAAATCGTAGACGACAGCGAAGGTGTTGTCGTCCATATCAGCGACAAGGGTCATGCGGCGTACGCCGACGACCGGGCCCGCCTCGCCGCTGACCAACGCATGGACGGCGTAGTCGGCGTACACACGGCGATTCTTATTGGTGCCTCAATCGGCCTTGTAGTGACTTTCGGCGCGCTGGTTGTTACGAAAATTCTTGGAGCCTGAACATGTTCCGCACACCACAGAAGATGACGGACCTTCGCCACATCCATACCGCGCTTGCGCCTGACGAACGCCTCGCCGCGATCAACGAATCGAAGCGCCTGCAGGCGATCCGCGCGCTCGGTAGCCGCTGGCTGCTGGCGAAGGATTACGACGGTCACTATCGGCCGGAACTGAGTCCGAAGGTGGCGGCATGAAGAAGCGCTACCAGTTGGAGTACTCGGGCGATGCGCGCATGGTCGTCGAGATCGATCACGCCGTTTTCACCGAGGCGCATTTCAAGGAATGCAGCGACTTCTGGTCGAATCAGCCCACGCTCAAAGGGTGGCTGAAGATGGTTTACCGGGTGGCGCTGCACGACAGCATTGCGACATGGAGTGCCCTGAAAGGCCTGCGTGAAGGGACCGAGGAGGGTTATCCAAAGATGGACGGGAGCGCCGGAATCACGATCATCAGCTTCGATGACTTTGAGTTTGACGACTTCGAGATCGAATTGAAGGAGTTGGCATGAAACCGCTCGCTGGCAAGCGCTGGTTCTACTCACTAGGGTGGCGCATGTTCGTCAATCACCATGGCTGCCGAATCGATTCCAACGTGCCGATGTGGGCCATCCGGGCATTCGAACGTGGTTATGAGGACGCGCGGTGGGCGGGCGCCGTTCAGACCGTTAGGCAATGGCCCGTCAGCAAACTCGCGGAGGCGGCATGAGCGACTACTACGTGATCAGCCTGAAACACACGCGGCGCACTGACCGGTACGTCACCCTCTGGAAACCGAACGACAGGGGCTATTGCTTCAGGACGCCAAATGCGGGGAGGTATCCGGAAGAGACCGTTCGCGCGCATCTCGGGTACTACAACTCAGGGTGCAGCATCGCCGTCCCGTGCGAAGTCATTGATTCACGGACGGTCACGACGACTCCCCGCGATCAGTTCGATGGGCCGGATGGCCCGGCGTTTCTAAATACTGCCGCTAACTGGAAGTTGCTGCTCGCGAATGTGATTGAGCCGCCAGCTTACCCCCCTAAGCCCCAATACAAGGGCGCACCCAAAGAAGAGGAGTTCGCATGAGCGAGTCCAAACAACTGACCGTGCCTGAGCGCGCCGCAATCGCAGTCGGCGCCGCGGAGCACGAAAAGCACCTGATGACGCTGGCGAAGAAGTACAGCGACATCACCAGGATCGCCAACGTCGCTGGACGTGATCAGGTCCACGCCGGCTACATGGAACTGAAGAATGCCCGCGTCGCCATCGAGAAGGCCGGCAAGGATGCTCGCGAGGACGCAAACGCGTTCCAGAAAGCCGTGATCGAAGAAGTCAAGCGCCTGACGTCCATCACGACAGACGAGGAAGCGCGTCTGCAGGTTCTGCGGGATGAGTTCGACGCCGAGCGCGAGCGTGAGAAACAGGCCAAGGCTGCGGCGGAGAAAGCGCGAGTCGACGGAATTCGCAATCTCATCGACGAGATCAAAACTTGCCCGGCTGAATGCGTCGGACGCTCTGCGGCAGAGATCCAAGCCGCCATCGACACAATGACTGCCCACCAGATCACGCTCGAAGAGTTCATGGAACTGGCTGGCGAAGCTGAGATGGCAAAGGTGGCGGCGCTGGCGAAGTTGCAGGACGCCCTAGCTGCACAGCAAGCCCACGAGGCGGAACAGGCACGACTCGCAGCAGAGCGCGAGGCGCTTGAGCGGCAACGTGCCGAACTCGCCGAGCAGGAGCGTAAGGCGGCAGCCGCTCGAGCAGAGCAGGAAGCAAAGGACAGGGCCGAACGCGAACGCGTCGAGGCCGAGCAGCGGGCAGCACAGGAGCGCGCTGCTGAAGCGATGCGCCAGCAGCAAGCTGAGCACGAAGCACGCATGGCGGCGCAACAGGCCGAGATCGATCGTCAGCAGGCGGAGATTGCCGCGGCAAGGGCAGAGCAGGAGCGGATCGAACGCGAGCGTCAGGCGGCGATTGAGGCCGAGGAGCGCGCTAAACGTGAGGCGGCCGAGGCGGAGTCTGCGCGAATTGCCCAAGAGGAAGCTGACCGGATCTTTGCGGAACAGGAAGCGCAACGTATTGCCTCCGAAGCCGCCGAGGCAGAACGTCAACGGCGCCAACGCGTTGAGTTTGAAAAGAACGGGCCAGATGCTGACGAGATGGTTGCGGTACTGGCCGACCACTACGAAGTAAGTCCTGACGTGACGCGCGCGTGGCTTGGCCGTCACATGTGGGCACAGATGGAGAAGGCCGCATGAGCAACGCGCTTCAGGTCATCACAAACGAAATCTACGGCGTTCGAGCCGGTTTCGAAGCAGTGTCTGTAGACCGCTCGATCAACTTCGAGCGCGAGGCCGGGTTTGCGATCCAGATGATTTCTGGAAACGACTACGCGCTCACGCAGGCGATGAACAACAAGCAGTCTGTCATCGACGCAGTGACCAATGTGGCCGCGATCGGCATCAGCTTGAATCCCGCCAAGAAGCAGGCCTATCTTGTCCCGCGCAAGGGGAAGATCTGTCTAGACATCAGCTACATGGGTCTGATCGACCTCGCCATTCAGGACGGCGGGATCAAATGGGCGCAGGCGCAAATCGTCCACGCGAATGACACGTTTGCGCTGAACGGCATGGACAAGATGCCTCTGCACCAGTTCAACCCGTTCTCGAAGGACCGCGGCGAGATCGTTGGCGTCTATGTGGTCGTTAAAACGGCTGATGGCGAGTACCTGACGCACACGATGGACATCGACGCAGCCTACGCGATTCGCGACAGGTCGGAATCGTGGAAGCGCAACGCGCCGGGTAAGCGCGGTCCATGGGAAACCGACCCCGGAGAAATGATCAAGAAAACGTGCGTGAAGCAGGCGTACAAATACTGGCCGAAGACAGACCGGCTAAACAAGGCGATCCACTTTCTGGACACCGAAGGCGGGGAGGGCGTGGAGCCGATCCAGCAGCGCAACGAATGTCCTGCTGACCTTCTCACCGCCTGGTGCGATAAGGCTAAGACAGCGCCCAACGCTGACGCACTCAGCAAGGTCTGGACGGATGGTCTTGCAGTCATCAAGCCGACCAAGGACATGCGCGCCTACAACACGTTCAAGGAAACAGTGTCGGCGCGCGGCACAGAGCTTAAGCAGAAGCCTGCGGACGCCAACACGATCGACGTGCAGGCCAAGGAAGTGAGCCGCGAGCCTGGCTCTGATGACGCGGACCTGCAAGCAGACTTTCAGCGCCAGATGGCGAAGGAAGGAGCGACGCAATGACGGCCAGAATTGACTTGGCCGGGCACAGATTCGGGAATTTGCTTGTTGTGGAGCAGGTTGCTCGTGCCCCGATCAAGTGGAAATGCATTTGTGATTGCGGGAGCGAAAAGGTTGTGACGTCTGCCGCGCTCACCAAAGGTCAAACTCGTTCATGCGGGTGTTTTAGGCGGAAAGTATTGGCGACTTCGGGCGTCAAGCATGGAATGCATGGCACGGGAGCGTGGCTCAGTTGGAGCGACATGATAAAGCGCTGCACAAACCCACGGTCGGACGCATACAAGCATTACGGCGGTCGTGGCATCAAGGTTTGTGAGCGGTGGCTCGAATTTGCGAATTTCTATGCAGATATGGGCGCGCGCCCCCAAGGCATGAGTATCGAGCGCCGTGACGTAGACGGCGACTACGAGCCTGGCAACTGCGAGTGGATGCCACTGAGCGATCAGGCCAACAACAAGCGAAGAACTGTTCGCGTCGTTCTGGGTGGAAAAGAGATGTCTCTTTCGGTCGCATGTAAGCAGCTAGGCCTGAACTACAACCGAATCCGCGACCGCATCAAGACTTTAGGGTGGACATTCGAGCGCGCCATCTCGGAGCCGAAGAAAGTCAACGGAACACTTTACGCAACAGGAGATTGAAATGTTGCTCATCGAAGCAGTGCAGGGCAGTCAAGAATGGCTACAAGCCCGAAGTGGCGCGATTACCGCGTCGCGCGTCTCGGATGCGATTTCCGTTCTCCAGCGCAAGTCTGGATCGAGGAATCCAGGTGATCCGACCGACGCATCCGACAAGTACGCTTACGAGGTCGCATTCGAGCGCATTAGCGGCGTCCCGTACGCTGCGCCGATCAAGGCGTACACGCTTGAGCGCGGGCATGCTCTGGAGCCTGTCGCGCGGATGCTGTACGAGGAGCGGACCGGCAACCTCGCGATGGAGTCTGGCATCGTCCTGTCCGACGACCGAAAATTCGGATATTCAAGCGACGGATTTCTAAACGACGATCACGGCATCATCGAAATAAAATGCCCTGTCGATACCGTCAAGATCATGCATATGCTGATGACCGGCGACACGTCGGAATATGACCATCAGATCCAGTTTGGACTCTTCCTGACGGGCCGCGCTTACTGCGACTTTATCCAGTACGTGCCGGCGCTCGAATCTGTCGGGCGCGACTTGTACATCAAGCGGATCGAGCGCAACGAAGAGTTCATCGACGACATGGTCGCCAAGCTGTTGCAGTTCGAAAAGCGCGTAACGGCTTACGAACAAATGCTTCGCCAGCAAGCCGCCTAACTCTACCGCCGCAGCGCGCACGGATTGGCTACGGCGCATTCCCGGTAAGCCACGCAGCGGCACCCAACTCCAGAACCACGAGCCTAACGGTCCCCGCCCCGTGGGGCGTGCTTAGCGGTGCAACTCGGCCGCTCTTTTTGAAGGTGCCAAATGACAACGATATATACCGCGAAAGGCCACGCGATCCAACTAGACGATAGCAAAGTTGATGATCTTTGTGCTTATGTGTGGCACGTGACAAGCGCCGGTTACGTGGCATCAAATGTAGATCATCCCCTGAAGCCTGGTAAAAGGACCCTCTTGTTAATTCATCGACGAATTATGGGGCTTGAATTCGGAGATAGGCGGCAAGTCGATCATATCGATGGCGACAGGCTGAATAATAAACTTGAGAATCTCCGTTTATGCAATAGCCAGCAGAATCAGTGGAACCAACGTCTGAATAGGCAAAGCACAACTGGATTGAAAGGCGTGTATTTTGTGAAAAGAAATAATCGCTGGGCGGCTGCTATGAAGATTGATGGGCGTGACGTAACTATCGGCATGTTCTCCGATCCGATGGCTGCGGCTCATGCGTACAACAAGGCTGCCATTGCCCAATTTGGCGAGTTTGCCGTTTTGAATCCGGTGTGCGGTGTGACTGAGATCGTCTGCAGAAACAGGAAGCCAAAAACATCACTCACCACTGAGCAGATTGATGAGGTAAGGGCAAGCAACCTATCCAACAGAACTCTGGCGGAGATCTACGACGTTCATCCGAAGACTATCTACCGATTCAGGAAGTCCGCCTGACCCACTACGTTACCGGCATAGACATGACCGACCTGAACAAACTCAGCCGCCAAGCACTATCCGCAGCCATGCGCGGGGGTACAGAAGGATGGGGAGAATGGGGATCGTCTGCTGACCATGTTCGATACAGCGAGCCTCTACCGAAGCGCCCTGGACGCCGCAAAACCTGTTGGTGCGGCTGCGGCAATCCCCGGACGCATGCAGGAAAGGCGAACGGCGTTGCGCTCACAACCGCATGCGAGCTTGGCATTGCGCGCTGGGTGAAAACCGGCAGCGTCAAACCCTAACCGAGACCAATTATGACCACCATCAATGAACTTTGCGACCGCCAATACGACTGGGTAGAGCGCATGGGCTGGCACAACAAGACCGTGCTCGAAGCGCTTGCTCTGATCGCATCCGAAGTCGGCGAAGCAGTCAACGAATGCCGCGGCGAAGAGCCCACCGACGCATTCGGCGAAGAATTAGCAGACATTCTGCTGCGCACTTTCGATCTGGCGAAGTGGCAGGGAATCGACCTGGAAGCGGCCATTTTGCGAAAGATGGCGATCAACGAAGAACGCGGCACGCGCGGCCGGCGAATCTAGGACGCCCATCATGACAAACACCACTATGAATACAGGCGCAGCGAGTCTGAGCGATGAGCAGATCGAAGCACTGAAAGCTGCCGCACTGGCCGCGACGCCGCAGGACATCGATGGAGCGCAACGCATCGATCGTTACGAAGACGGAAGTCAAATCTTATGCCCCGCCTGCGGCGGCGAAGGGTATGTCGAACTAAACACCGACTTCTGCAATTACGACGGCGAGGCGCTGGGTGTTCAGTTCTACGGCATCGGCAACGCGCATGCCTTGGCCGAGGCGTACTTCCGTGCGGCAAAGCCCGCCACCGTGCTCGCTCTGATCGAGCGCTTGGAGCGCGCTGAAGCCACTCCCGCCCAGCAGGCAGACGCCGCGCCGCGCGATGACGGACTGATTCCGCGTCCTGATCTGGAGCGTGACCCACTCTGGCAGTGGCGCTGCATCGCCAACGAGGCCGAAGTAGTGGTGAATCACAAGGGCAAATTTTTAATGCTCAACGAGGAAATGTGCGTTCGCCTTGGCGCTGCGCTCGAAGACGCCGCGATAGCTGCTGGCGGAGCGCAAGAGCCGGTCGCTACGCGAGCGGAGATTGAGCATGCGCGTGACCGGGTTCTCGCCCAAAGCAAGAATTCGCTGTTCCGCAGCGGGGTGAAGATTTGCGCTGGGGAAATCCTCTCACCGATCGAGCCATGCGACAAACCGCCAGCGGGATGGACGTGCTCCCGCACCAAGGGGCATGAAGGGCCATGTGCCGCGTCCCTTGCCGCGCCCTCGGTCGAGCAGGACGAGCACGCAGAAAGAGTGGCGGCGTTCAAAGGCTGGTTCAGCACGGCAGGAATCTGGAATAACGCCATAACGAAAAGGGCATGGCTTGCAGCATGCGAGTGGATGCAAGCCAGCGCCGCATCCACTGCCACGGCAGCACCGCAAGGGCTGACGGATGAGCGGATAAATGAACTGGCGCGAACGCATCTTGTAGCAGGCGACGACGGCGAGATTTTCGGACTGGAGAAATTCGCCCGCGCCCTACTCGCTGCGGCTGGAGAGCGCGATGGAGATTAAGTTAGGCGGCGGTGGAGTGGCGATCGTTGATGCTGAAGACTATGAACGTCTCAGCAAGATCAAGTGGCATCTGACGCCGGGTGGCCGCGCACATGGTCATGTTCATAAGACGCCGGAAGGATGGGGTTATACCGCGCTCATGCACAGATTCATCCTCGGTCTCATGAAGGGCGACCCGAGAGAAGTGGATCACATCAACGGGAACCCGCTCGACAACCGTAAAGCGAATTTGCGAATCTGTACGCGCGTTGAGAACTGCCGAAACATGGGTATTTCATCGCGCAACAAATGCGGCTTCAAAGGAGTTGTGCTGAACAAGTTGCGCGGCAGATACCAATCGAAGATTGTCGTTCACGGCAAACGAATCCACCTCGGCTACTTCGATACAGCAGAGGAAGCACATGCCGCTTACTGCCGAGCAGCGACGGAACTGTACGGCGAGTTTGCGAACTTCGGTAAATCGACGCCCTTGAAGGATCAGTCATGACAAATCCATTGAACTACCGAGGCGGCCGCATGTTCCCGCAAAACATTCTGGATGATCTGGACCGGCGCCTTTCTGCTCTGGAATCTCTCGCCGAGCAATCCGCCGCTCCGATGGCCGTACTACCAAAGGCTTCAGCATGGCTATTACTGGACGCTGTTTCGGGAAAGCCATGCGACGTGACATGCGATGAAGACGAAATACACGGCATTGCAGAGAAACACATCGTTCCACTTTATCGCGCCCTTCCGCGCGCCAGCGAGCAAGCAGACGAAGCAGCGACACTGACATCCCACGAACGCCGCTGGGTAGAGAACCGCGCCGCGATCATCGACGCCATTGAGCGCGCCGGCTTCGCACTGTCGAGCAACAACGGCGGTTGGTGGCTCGCCAAGCGCCCGGCCAGCGAGCAAGCAGACGAGGCGGTGAAGCGGGACGCTCGTGACTGCCCTCACGCAGCGCCACACCGCTATTGCGCGCACTGCCATGTATCGCCGTGCCCTATCGGCTTGGGAGATAAGAAATGATCGATCCGAATCACGACATCGTTCCGACGCTACGCATGTTTGACGGCTTGATGATGAACATTGCCGCTGACGAAATCGAAAAGCTGCGCGCCCGTGTCAAGGATCTCGAAGCCCGCGCCGCTGCCAGCGCTCAGGCGACACAGCCGCCCGATCCGACCGACATCCAAGGCTGGAGTGTGACCGTCAATGTGAACGCTCAAGACATTCTGACGATCGGCCACAACAACCTGAGCGGGATCGACAACATTGGCGAGTTCGCCGATGTAGTGCGCAACTGCGCCGAGCATCTCGTTTCGTTCATTGGTGCCACTCCCCCATCCCCCGACGCGCGCGAAGCCGGGGGCGGGGTGACGCTGACGGATGAGCAGAGGAAGTGGGTCATGGATGCGGCCCTGATCCTCGCGAACAGTGTATCTGCGGCAGAGCGTCAGGTTTCGTCCAAGTTACTTGCCCTTCTTCGTGAGGCGGGGAGCGGGAAATGAGTATCCCGTGCGACGGAAGCGGAGCAATCACGATTAGCGATGACGATTGGATTGAGTGTCCGGTATGCCAAGGATCCGGGTGTCCTCAGCCACAAAACGAACCCGAGCCTGTTCCACATAAATGGGATGAAGACGGCGAGCGCTGCGAAGCATGTGGCGACAAAGACTGGATGGCGGATGCGTCATGCAGCAGGAGATTAATTGACCGGAGTGACAAATGAGCAACGTCGAGCAATTACCCGTCAAGGGCACCAGCGACCGGCCCTCGCCAAAACGAATCATCCGGCCGTGCGAGTGGGGATTGCGGGCTTCGGTGACAGACCTTGAAACGCAACTCGGAACCGTCGAGGCCTACAACCGACTCTGTGACGCGGCTGCCGCCTTGAAGGCCAAGATAGATCGCGGCGACGCCCGAGCGCATAACCGCTTTTTTGCAACCGATCCGAAGTGTATCTATCCGGCAGGACATCATGACTGACTCAGTGAAACTGATTGAGCGGCTGCGGGACCGCGCGCGCCAATTCTTCGGCCATGTTGACGGGCGCGGTGCTGCCAGCGAAGAAATGAAACAAGCCGCCGCCCTCATCGAACAGCAAGCCGCACGGATTGCAGAGTTCGAACGCATCCTCGACGGGCTGTCTCAAGACGCGATCGACGGCGGCTGGACGGCTCGCGGTATCAGCGCATATGCGAAGACGCTCGAAGATCAGATTGCCGCCCTCGAATCCGCTGCAAAGGGCGAGCCGATCGCGTGGCGGTGGAAGGGGATTGACGACGACTGGCGCTATTCAGTTCACAAACTCGATGAGAGCGCCGAACCGCTCTACACCGCTCCCGCCGCTACTGATAACGGAGGCGGACATGACTGACCTCGAAATCAGGCTCTATACGGCTCTCAAGCGAATCACCTGCTACGACCCACCGTCTAAATTGCGACGGCGAGCAGAACGGGACTACGGTCTTTCTGGTGACGAGGCAATCGAATACGCCTACGAGAACGTGCTTGAAGAAGCGCGTGCAGGAATAAAGGGCATCCGGCTCCCCAAAGCAAAGCCGGCTGCCCTGTCGCAGAAAGCGGGAGAGAAGGATGACTGACGACGAAATGATCGCGATTGCCGCCAAGTATGGAGTTGGGCCATATAGCGGCCTGTCTCTAGCCAAGGCCATACGTCGTGCAGCGCTTGAGGAAGCGGCGAAGGCTTGCGACGAGATCTCTATTAACCGGTGGAATCTCTACAAGGGGCGAGCGCCCTATACCGGCTCAGAAAGCGGCCGAGCAGATAGCTACGTGGCTGGCGAATCAGACGGTGCCGAGAGGTGCGCCGACGCTATCCGCGCTCTAGCCAGGGAATCAGGGGAACAGGGATGAGCGACGAGACATATCAGGCGCTTCAAGCCGCCATCAACATCGCTCGCTTTGAGCAGGTCCGATGCGTTTCCACGCTCAAGCGCCTGTTGATTCAGCGTGGCCATGAGCCGGATCACGTCCACGAAGCAGTGCATGCATGGGCAAACTACGAGAAGGGCAAACAATGCTAGGCGAAACCTGCAGCCACGGCGTGGCATGGGCATGTCAATGCCGAGAATGCGATCTTGTGAGCGCGCGTGAATTTGTGAAGCGCTGGGGCCCGATGGTCGACGAAGCACGGGAGAAGATCGAGGCTATTGAGGCGATGGAAGAACAGGAGGTGAGGACGTGAGCGAAGTATCGGACGAGCGGAATTGGACTCGGATCGCGGTTTCTGATTTGATCGCTCCGAAGCAAAGCGGCATGCACATGGTCTATCGCGATTCATGGTGGGCCGTGGACGCCGAGAACCGCGTTTTCTTCTATAAGCGAGTGAGCCCTCAGTGCAATTCCAATCGAGCCATCGTCGAACGACTGAAGACCCATCCAGACATGGTTGGCGTCGTGCAGATTCCGCTGGCAATGTGGCCAGTCAGTATCAGTGATTACGTATAAGGAACAACGATGAACGCAAAAGAACTGGCCGCACAACTGAACGGCATTCAATACCCAGTACGCATCCCGAAAACGCTCACCGATGCCGCGAAGGCTGCAGGGCTTGTTATCGTCTACGGCGCGAGTGACGACCTGATGGAGTTCGAAGGCGCGATTTATGACGAGGTCGGCTGCTATAACGGCGGCACTGCATACGTCGACGCGAAGGGCCTGCTACCTGACCGCGACAGCATTGATGATGACGATGATCTGAAAGACTACTTCGCGCGCCAGCCTAACGCCAAGTCCATCGAGGCGCTGTGGTGCATTGAAGGCGAATACTCGTGGACTTACAAAACGGGCATTCCGCACGAAACTTTTGAGGTGCTGGAGGACGGTGAGCCGCCATATTGCCGCGGCATCGTGTTCGCGCTAGCCGATATCGCGGGGTCGCAGGCAGCATGACAGAAGCGCTTGAGAGGATTTTGGCTGTGACTCGGTGTCTTTGGATTGCGGAGGGAGTATGGAGCGACGAGAAATCGTCGACCTGTTCGGCGAGACGGTCATGATTGAGATCAGCGAGTCGAAAGCGGCGCGCAAGCCGACAAGGCCGAACGGATATGCGGCGCCGCCGGGGACGGGCCCCGCGGGCGAGACGTGCAAGACATGTGAGCATGCCGTGAGGGTCAATCAGAACACAGCAGGCACGTACCGCAAGTGCGCCCTGATGCGCGAGCACTGGACTGGCGGACCCGGCAGCGACATCTTGTTTCGGTCGCCGGCTTGCAGACATTGGGAGAAAGAGCGATGAGCATCGCCACTGGGAAGCGCGTGAGCGCAAAAGAGGCCGCCGCGATCCTCGGCGTGCCATACGCAACAATCAGCAGAATCGACCGGGCCGGGCAACACATTAAACGATACAGGCTCGGTCACAAAACCTATGTCTACGATCTGGACTCGCTCTACGAGTTTCTCGCATCATGCCAATCGAAACCATTACAAAAGCCGGTCGTAAGCGCCTCCGCTGGACGTTCAAGCGTGTCGTCGAGGGTGAACGCGTTCGAAAAGCCAAGCTTCTCCCTGCGGGAATTTCTGCCAAAGAGGCAGATGAGCTAGCGCGGAAATGGGAGGCGGAAATATACGCGCTCGCCAGCGGCACGAGAAAGGCGGTAGTGACGATTGGCGAGTGCGTCAGCACCCACGTAGCAGACAAGAGCTTGGACTGGAAGGATGCCACCAAGCGCATCCAGATTCTCGAGAAGTGGGGCGCCGAATACGCCAATCAGGACGCCACTGACCTGCATAACTGGTCGAAGGGTTTCATCGGTTATCTGCGGGCCAGCAAAGACCGCAAGGGCAGGCCAAAGCGCCCACTATCGGATGGAGCAATCCGGAACATCCTGGCTTACATACGCGCGGCGATCAAGTATGCACACAAGGTGGGCAAGCTGGAGGTGGACCAGACATCGCGCATGGTCATCCCGTCCGTCAACAACGAACGCCATCACTATCCGCAGCGCGCCGAAATGCTCCAGATCGCGAGGGCATGCAAGAACCGTCAGGTTCGAGCGGCGATCCGCATAGCGTTCTATTCCGGCATGCGCCGGGGTGAGATAATGAAGGCCAAGGTAACGCGACAGGGCTTCTCCCTGTCCGACACAAAGAACGGGCGCCCGCGGATCGTTCCGATCCACCCTCGCATTGCTGTGCTCGCGCGCAAGACCAAGTTCACGCTCACGGTAAAGCAGTTCGAAATCGAGTGGATGAAAGCGCGGGAAGCCGCAGGACATCCCGAGACGAAGTTTCATGACCTTCGGCATGGGGCTGCGTCAGAAATGATCAACGCCGGCATTGACCTGTTCACAGTCGGAGGGGTGCTCGGCCACAAGTCGGTAGTGTCGACCAAGCGCTATTCACACCTCGTCACCGACAAGCTGGCGACGGCCATTAGCGAGATCGGAAAGAAGCGTTAA